TTACGCAGCCACGGTGATACTGAGCGCCCCACCGTTTCCTACGCGGATGCGGTAGCGGGTTCCATCGGGGGAGGCGAGCACGAACCCCTTCGTTGTGGACTGCACTTCCACGTCGCGGTCGCCCACGGCAACCTGTGAGGCGCGGGTGACGACCGTGCCCGCGCCGAGCGCAACAGTGTTTCCGTAGCCGGTCGCGTCTGCCCCGGAACCAATTGCTATGGAGCTGACCACGGCTTTGGCGTTCACACCGATCGTTACCGCATCCGTACCCGACGAGTTGGTGCCGTACCCGACAGCAACCGCGCCACTGACGGCGGTTGCGCCACGGCCCACAGCGGTCCCGGCGTTGCCGGCAGATGCGAGGCGACCGATGGCGGTTCCGGCGTCAGCGGTGACGACGGTCTTGTATCCGACCGCCACAATGTCAGCACCGGTCGCAGCGGCACCGGCACCAATGGCGACAGACTGTCCGCCGACCACCATTGCAAGGCCGACAGCAGTTGACGTGTCCGTGGTGGTGTGGCCGCCGAACACGTCCCCAGTGTCAGCCTCCCAAATTCGGACACTGCCGGGGGCACCGATGGAGCCGCGAACGGTCGTCGGGCTGCCATTGATGAGCGCATACGCAGTCATCGTGTTCGGCCCTGTACGAACTGCGGTGAAGAACGAGTCCTGCCCGCCAAGGCTGGGGAGGGTCGGCCATTCGTAGACAAGCCCGCCAGAATGTGCGGTGCCGGCTGCGATGGCGGGGCGGGTGTCGTCATATTCGGCGCGGAACGTCACATAGACGAAGTTGTCGCGCGGGTCCTTCCACGAACCCGTAGCGAAAGCGACGAGGCCCGCACGCCCCGTTTTCATGTTCCAGGTTTGCACAACAACCTGCTTCATGGGGTCGGCCTCACGAACAACACCGAACAGACCGTTGTGCCCATTGTCAGAGCCGAGAACAAGACCGTCCACGGTTGAACGGATCACGGTCGGCGCGTTGAAGTTGCCGTTATCTTCCGCCATTCGCATGCCCGGTGCGACAGCCCACGTCAGTCCGTTGTTGGACGAGTGGTGGATTCCACCGCCTGGCCCGTGGCCCTCGCCCACGTAGAAGCGGTCACTGATCGGGTCGTAGCAGGCACCGTGCAGGTGCGACACTGCGGTGTTTGCGGTGCCGATCTGCAACACCGAGTCATACCGGCGAATGAACGTGCTGCCCGAGTCGGTACTGATGTACCCGTAGCGGGAGTCAGCCCATGTTGTAGCCGAATATTCGACCATGATGAACTTGGTTCCGTCGCCGTCGAGGCCGAAGCTGTTGAAAATGCCGGTGCCGTTCGGGGTGATCTTCGACGTTGACCAAGTGGCGGCGTTCCCGTTCGCCCAGCCAGAAGACTTGCGCAGTTCATGCGCAGACATAACCAGCACCTCACCATCCGATGTGGGAACAATGCGGCCAATGAACGCCTCATCACCAACACCGGGCCACGAGTTGCAATACAGCTGCCAAGTCACACCCTCATCAGCGCTGCGGTAAATGTCTCCGATTGAACCGTTGCCGCCCCACATGTAGCCGCCGAAATACTCCACAAAGCGGGGGTCGGTGCCACCGTTCACGGTGATGACCGCGTTACGCAACGTCGGCGGGACCTGCGTTGTCACTGGTGCCATAGTGGCAGTTAGTTCCGCTTCGGTGGGGACGGATGCGGCGGCAGTAGCAGCGGCCACGCGGGAAGTCTCGGCAGCAGCGGCGGCAGTCACGGTTGCGTCCCGGGCCGCGATGACGTCCGCCATCCACAGCGGTACCGCGTAGCCCGCAGTGTTCACCGGCACCACGTCGACCAGGTCGGCCCATGTCACCGTCGCCGTGCCCGGCACCATCACCGTGCGCGGCCACGACACCGACTCCATCTTTCCGTTCACCCACGAGTCCAGGATGAGCAGCACCTCGAGAGGTGCGTCAGCTGTCGCCGCCGGGATCACGAACGGGCCGAGCTCATCCTCACGGAGGATCACGCCGGCCTTGACGATGCCCTTGGCCCGGGCGCTGGTAATCAGACCCGCCGAGGTCGAGAACGGGGTGGGCGCGTTCGTGTAAATGGTGCCGCCTGCGAGTTCTTCAGCGCCGTTCAGCAGGGGTGGGGTGGGTGAAAATGTGGGCACGAGTGCTCCTTTGGATCAGGGGTGGTTAGAGCGAGTGCTGGGCTGTACGGGAGGGCTCGACGGCGGTGTAGGTCGGGACCGCGCTGGATCCGAGCAGCCACTTCTCCGCCTGCGGCCAGCGTTTGCCGAGCTGGCGGGCACCCCAGTAGTAGAGGGCGATGACGGCCGCGGTGGCCGCAGCGTTCAGGAGTACCCGTGGCGACACGTCCGGGGGCAGGAATGTCGCGGCGGAGCTGAGGAAGTCACCGAGCCACGTGAAGGTGAGCAGCGCCCAGCCGAGGGCAGAGCCGACGACGAGGGGCACGAACGTGCGGATGTAGGCGATCGCGCGTTCGCGGATCGGGGGGAAGGTGATGGTCATGGGGTCGCTCCTTCGGAGGGGGTGGTGATCGGCTCGACGCGGCAGGGGCCTGCGACGGTCAGGGTGGTTGTGGTGGTGTCGGGGTGAGTGAGGGTGAACAGCCAGTCCCCGTCGTCCTGGCAGGCAACGGCGGTGATGCCAGGGCCGCTCGGTCCAGCGGGGCCGGGGACGGTTGAATCAGCGCCAGTCGTGCCCACCGGGCCGGGGGTGGTCGAGTCTGCGCCAGCGGCCCCGTCTGTGCCGTCGGCCCCGTCCTCACCGTCGAGCGGGATGAGTGCGGGAGCGACCGGGCCAGCCGGACCTGCAGCGCCGACACAGTCGAGGCGGATCAGACAGTAGGCGGCCACGGACGACGACACCTCTTCGGCGGTGGGTGGCCGCCCGGGTGCGCCGTCGTTGCCGGACTTGCCGGTGTCGCCCGCGATGACCTCCGCGGGCTTCTCCGCTTCCGGCTCGATGCCGGAGGTGAGCAGCTGCTGGTAGAGCCCGTTCGCGTTCTCCGTGGCCGCGCGCGTGTCCTGCCTGGCGGCGGTGAGCTCAGAGCGCAGGTCGGCGTTGGCGGCCCCGAGGTAGACGGCCCCGGCCGTGAATATGGAGAGGGTCAGCATCCCCACAATCCCAGTGGCGATCTGCCATTTTCGTTCGGTGCGGATCATCATGCTCCTTTGATACTGAACAGGACGATGCCTGTGACGACGGTGCCGACCATGCCGAGGAAGCTGATGCCGATGGCGAACCATTGCTGGGCCCTCGTTTTCCGCTGCTCGTCACGGTCGGTTTCCAGCTTCTGGATTCGATCGGTTGCCGCGGTGTGCTGGATCTGAGTGACCATGCCGCGGGCGACACCGTCGACGGAGTCTTTGAGGTCGCGGATGCTGCGTAGGAGTTCCCACCCGTTCGGCTCGGGTTCGGCGGTCACGCGCGCGCTCGTTGCATCCTCAGATGTGGGTCTGCTCGGGGGTGGGCGGGGTGGGCTCGGGTAGCGTTCATGGCTAGCCCTCCTTGCTGCTATTGGCGGGGCGGGTCAGCCCCCGGCGCATGTTGGATCACGCGCCGGGGGTGCTGGGTCTTTCAGGCTTCGGGCAGATGCACCAGTCGCACGACCGCCAGCACGGGCATACCGAGGCAGGGTCGTGACGGCACGGCATCAGGCAGCTACTGAGCCAGCCGGCGTGCCGCGTCGTCGTTCACTGCCTTGGCGAGCGCTGCGTAGTCGATGGCTGGTGTGGACCCGCCGACAGACGCTGGGAGTGCCTTGGCAACAGCAGCCGCGACGTCGCGCACGAGGTCGTTACGGCGGCCCTGCGCTTCACGGACGATGGTGGTCAGTTCGTCGGCGCTGAGCCCGCCGACTGCGCCGAACGCCTTCTCGTTGGAGCCGATCGAGAAGGCGTTGCCTCCCGACGCCGAACCGTAGACGAGGGCGGTGTGTTCTCCGACGAGGGCGATCGCGCCGCCGGCAACTTTGAAAATCTGCATGTCTGTGTCCTTCGAGAGTTCGGGGAGTGGGGTCTCGTCGAGCCCCGCGGGCGAGGTGGATGAGATGAAGTAGTCCCACGGGTTGCAGCGCACACCGGCAGGATTGAGTAGGTGTCGGTGCAGGTGCGCCGTGACCCCGCCGGTGTCGCCCGTGTAGGCGATGAGGTCGCCCTGTTTGAACTCCTGCATATTGCGGCCCACGTAGGTCGACAGGTGGGAGAACACGTCCGCCCAGCCCGCGTTCTGCTTGTGCCAGAACCGGCAGGAGTTACCCGCTGATCCGTCGTTCGGTCGACGTTCCATGACTCCATCGGTGGGCGCGTACACGGGCTGCGGGGTTTGCGCCACCAGGTCGATCCCGGGGCGCTTGCCGCCGGTTCGCGCCAGGTGGTTGAGCCAAGAAATGGCGGGGCTGCGGTCGTCATCCTCGATTACGATCGAGGGCCCGTTGAGTACGTAGTTCTTCAGCATCAGTCGCCGAACGCAATGTAGTTGAACGATGTCGGGAAGCCGGAAACCGCAACTTCGTTCTGCATGACCCGGATGACCGCGCCCGTAGCACTCCGAGAAACGACCTTCAGAGGAACCGGCCCGATGCCGCCGCCCGTATTGGAGTCAGTGACGACGATGGCGGTGCAGGCAGACGTGAACGGCGATGAGAACGTCACGGTGATGTCGCCGCCCTGTGAGCTTGTGCCGGCACCAACCCCGCCTCGAATGAGGCCGGTCACTTTCTTCCACCCAGTCGACGTATACCGGTACTCGAGGTTGTCTGTTGTGTCCCCCCATAGGAGGCCCACGAACTTTTTTGCCCCGCTGAGGGCGTTGCGGTCAGCAGTGGTGCCGACTCGGCGCGTGCCAATCTCGGCGCACTGGTCAGAGAGAAGCTCCTCGTCGACGCCCAGGTCGGGGCCCTCGAGGACGTTGAAGCGGAGTTGGCCGCGCGGGCCGACTGCTGTGGATGCTGCCAAAGTGTGCTCCTAAATGCGAATAGCCCCGCCGAAGCGAGGCCATGAATGGGAAGGGTTAGCGGGTGCCGGTGAACCGGAGCGCACCCGAGAGCGCATCGGATCCGGTGCCGCGCCAGATGGTGTATCCGGATCGGGTGACACCGATTCCGCCGCCAGCCATGAGGGCAGCCACCCATGCGAGCGGGATCTGCACCCAGCCTGAGCGCGGTTCAAGGGCGATCTGACCGGACACTGCCACGTTGCCGCCCATTGAACCCGAGGGGTGCGTGCCGATCTGTGGGGAGTTGCCGGACGCCTGCCGGGGGTTGAGGAATATTTCTACCTTCGTGACCGTCGCACCGCGCAAGGCATCCGCCACACGGGAGCTGTAGAACCATGCACCCGTGTTGTTGTCGCCGTTGTAGACATCATTCGTCCACCAGCGCCCATTGAACGACCCTGATTGCGCGGCCATGACGAGCAGGTTCCCGAACGCAACCGGGGCCGCGCTCTGATTCTCCGTTGGCATCACCGTCACTGGAACGCTCGTCACCTTGCCTTGAATGATGCCCGTCGCCCAGTTGATCTCCACGTCATCGCCGATCGCGGGCACGTAGCCGTCGCGGTAACCGAGCATGTGCTCGATGCCGCTGACCAACACCGTGCACTTCGGGGAACCGCCAGCCTTGATCACACCGAGCGGGGCCAACTGTGCGGCCGGCCCCGTCACGATCAGAGCCCCATTGCGGCGCTCAAGCTGCACCGACATGCCCTCGACTGGTGGGTAGAAGCCTGTGCACGGGAGGGTGACGGCGCGGTCGCCCACGTTCACGACCGCCAACACACCCTCCATGCGAACGAACACACCCAGCTTGGAGCCAACGTCGGGGATCGTCGCCAGCTTGTTCAGGATCAGCTCAGTGTCCGACGCCATCAGAGCACCCGCGAGGCTTTCAACGTCACCGTCATCAGCTCCGAATCCGACATGGCGAACTTCACGAGCACTCCCTGCAGGGGTCGGACATGCCCAACTACTTTGAGCGGGTCGCCCAGTTCGAATAGCGGGTTGATGATGCACTGAATGGGTACCTCGAACTGCTGCGAACCCACAGATGCAGCCAACCTCGCTGCGACGAATGCGTCAGCCTGTGCCTGTGTTTTCACGAGGTCGCTGCTCACGTAGAGGGTGTTCTCCCCATATGGGCCGCTGACAGCGAGCGGGCCGATGGTGACCTGTGCCACTGCGTAGATTGGCGTGCGCTCAGCCGTCTCGAAGTTTCCCACCACGCAGTTGTAGACGGTCTCTGTCTCCACCGCATAAGGCACATCTGTCACGGTTCCGTTCATGCCGATGAGCAGGGAGCCGACCGGATCGCCAGCAACGTCGGGAACGACCACGACAGCGCCTGCCGGGTTTATGACACCCGACCCACCCAGAACCCCCGCGAGAGCCTGCACGCCTTTGAGTCGCCCACCCCGCGTCGCCTCGTACACAATGGCGGCCGGGATTGGCTTATCAGGGACCGACTCGACGACGGGCATGTTCGTGATGCGGCGAATCTCAGCCCAGCACGACGCCAGAGACGGCGGCTGCTCCTCGCTGCGGAACCCGCGGCGCTTCAAGTTCACGTCCAGCGACTCGAACACCAGGTCGACGACCGACGCGATCACCACCCGCTCACCGTTCACCGTTGCGAAATGGTCCTGCGCGTACGGGGCCCCCGTCACCTTGAACCAGCCGAGCTGTACCGTCTCCGAGAATCCGCCGACTGTTACCTCCATGAGCAGGAACAGGCGGGCGCGGAACGGAGACAGAATGCCCTCCGCCCCCTCCGGCGTCAGGGACTCTCCATGCACTGACTGGTGCGCGACCGTACCCGAGCCGCCCATCTTCACCTCCGCCCCAAGATCGCCGTCCAGCGACCAAGACAGCAGGTCCACGTCTTGCAGAACACGCTCCGAACCGTGGAACACGTCAGCGATCAGCCGGCGCGAGAAGGAGCCCCTGAGGACCTGCGCGAGTGCGTCAGAGTGCGCTCTCATTGGATGCTCCAATCAGGTCGTAGCGGCGGTTCACAGCGAGCCGGGAAGCGTTATCGGCGTTCAGCGCCGCGCGTGTCGAGTAGTAGGCGTTGAGGTCCGCGCGGGTTAGGAGCGGGATGAACAGACCGGGGGCAGGAGGGGCAACCTCGTCGCCCTGCATCACCGTCGTGATCTGCTCGCCCAGACCCATAGCCAGGTTCACGTCCTGCTCGTCTGCTGCCAGAACCGCGGCGAAGAACGGGGACGGAAGTCGCACCCGGTCGCGTGTCCCCAAACGGAAACACAGGATCGGCGGCAGGTCCGTGTCATAGGTGCCGAACATGGCCTGCAGTTTGTCGGCATGCTCGAGGGTGTCCGTCACCACGGTGAGGTCGACGCCTTGCACCCCGCGCCGCTGTCCCGACACGAGTACACCTACGCGCCGCCCGGTCGGATAGACCACGCTGCCCTCAGTTGGGCGAACGATGGACCGCGCCGCAGACGGGCGGAACTCGATCGGGATGGCTCCCTGTGGGTCCAGCGGGTTGTGCACCCACGATTCCCGGACGTGCATTGTGATCGTCGTCGAGTCTGTGAACCCGAGCGGTACCCCGGCGGCGTTGAACATCTCCGCCCGGTACGTCACTGGTGTCCCATTGCCGGGGATTTCCATGTCAATGCGGGTGAGCGCGCCAGCGACTGCAGCACGGATCGCCCCGCGCACTTCCTTCTCCTGACCGCCCGCCTTGCGGTGGACGGTGACCGTGGCCGTGCCCGCCACGAACGAGGTAAACAGGACCTCGGCGCGGGGGCACGGCTTCCAGCTGTAGAACGGTGTAATTGTTGGTGCGTGGCTCACTGCTTCCCCCTACGGATCTGACTTGCACTGGCGTTCGATGCGGACACGATCTGCTCCTGGATGACCGCGGTCATCTGCCGGCCGTCGACACTCATGACGAGGGTCGCGCCGGCTAGGGAAACGGTCGGGGATATGGTCACCGAGGATTGGCCGCCGCCGCCGCCGCCGCCGCCGCCGTAGGACGGGACGTACTGCACTGGGGCTGCGTAGCCCGCAGTGCCGCCAGTTGCGAGACCTGGAATGCCCCGGTACTGATCGACCTTGTCGGCATTGATCGCCTTCAGCAGTGGCCGGTACTTGTCAGCCATCGCCGTACGGGTGACCTCTTCGCCGTTCGACAGCATCACGGGGATGGAGTCCGACGTTGCGGTTCCTGGTCCGTGAATGGTGCCACCAGTCGCCTTATTTAGCGGGTTGGCGAAATATGCTTGCGCCTGCCCCGTGTACCGGGCCGCCGCCGCCGCCATGCTGCGGTCACCGTTCGATGCCTCCATGAACAGGGAGCCGGTGATCTTGACGCCATCCCACTTCGCCTTGAATAGGGACAACTGCTCCGTGGCAAGTGCCGTGTTAACAAGCAGCTTCGTTTCTCGTTCAGTTGGCATGGCGAACACCTTGTCGAGGAGCTTCTGCACCTCTTCGGCGCTGTACCCATTCGCCTCGGCCTGCTTCTGTAGCTCTTCACGGCTGAGGCCGAGCGTGGTGATGTACTTGTCAGTCGCATCCTTCGCGCTCATCGTGGTCTTGTCGACCTCGAACTGTGCGAGCGCAGCCGCCTGGGCGTCAGCCGCAACACCCGAAAGCATGGCGGCGTTCGCCGAACCCGAAGCCGTGGACTCGTCCAGGCTGAGAGTGAACCCATCCAGTGTGCCGACGAAACCCTCAAGGGTGCCATTTGCCTCTTCATAGCCCTCTTCTTGCAGCTTGATGAACTCGTCCTTTTGGCGTTCCACCTCGTCGGAAATTCCAGCCATCGAAGCTTGGAAGGCCGCGTTGGAAGAGACCGCGTCCTGACCGATGCCGTTGGCCTCGTTGATGGCCTCCATTAGCGTTAGAACCTCGCCAGCCAGCGCCGAAGCCTCGTCAGCCGCAGCGAGGTACGCCTCGGATGCCGTGATGGCGACCGGGGCTGCGCTGCCGAATGCCAGCTCAAGTAGAGCCGTCTTGTTCGCGGCCTCGTCAGTCGATGTGACGTTGATGCCAAGCTCTTTGGCCTGGTCAACGAGTGCCTGCTTGTAGCCGGGCATCGAATTGAGCAGCCGCCATTGTGACTGCTCGGATTCGTCGGTTTCCGCCGAGAGCAACCGGAACGCCGCCTGAGCGCTCGGCAGGTCCTCGGAAGCCAGGGACCCAAGCTCTGTGCCGAGATCCTTGAGCGCCCCGAATGCCCCGAAGTGGGTCTGATCGAAGCGCGCCCACAGGTTGCCCGACTGCTCGGCGGAAGCCTGCAACACGGCGGGCAGGTCCTCGAGCTGCGCGGTCACGTCCTGCCATGCCGTCCACTCGCGCCCCTCGCCGATGGTTGCGAAGATTTGCGCAGCGTCCGAAGCTGTCGTCAGGCTGTTAGTCACCTCAGCCGAGGTCGCCTTGAGCGAGTCGAAGTAGTCGACCATGAGCTTCACGCCCACAGCAGCAGCCGCGAGCGCAAGCCCCCACGGTCCGGTCATGAATTTGGCGGTGGCAGCAAGAGCCGCGCCAGACTTCGCCGAAGCGCTGGTCAGGCCAGCAGCTGCAGCAGCAACACCGGGCATCGAAGACGTGGACAGCACCACAAGCGCCGACTGGTACGCCGCGATCTTCGGGACCGCGAGCAGGAAGCCGCCACCCGCGAGGGCGACAGCACCGCCCATCAGGGCCACGGTCGCAACCGTGCCCTGCAGAACAGGGTCCATGCCGCCTAGCAGGTTGGCGAACCCACCGACAGCCTCAGCTGCCGCCGACACGGCAGGCAAGAACACCTGACCGAACGAGATGGCGGCATCCGTGACCCGGTTGCTCGCGACCTGCAACTGCGACTCAACCGTGGCGTACCGCTTCGCGGCCTCCTCGGCGAGGGCGGAGTTTGACTCCCACGCGGAATCGCCCAGCTTCAGAGAGTCGGTCAGCAGGTCGCCGGCACCAGCCAAGCGTAGGATCACGCCCGTCTCTTCGGTGCCCTTGACGCCGAGGTCATCCATGGTGTCGATGACGTTTCCGCCCTCGTCCTTTACCCGGCCAAGGCCCTTCACCATCATGTCGACCGCACGAACAGGGTCAGTCTCAAATGCGGTAGCGAACTCCTTGGACGAGACGCCGGCGACCTTCGCCAGGTTGTCCAGTCCCTCGCCGCCCTCCATCACATCGGCGTACATGCGCTGCATCACACGGGACATCACGCCGCCACCGAGCTGCGCTTCGATGCCAACTGAGGCCATAGCGTTCGCCAGGGCCAGCACGTCAGACTCCGACGCGCCCACGAGCTTCGCCGCGCCTGCGATGCGCTTCGCCATCTCAAGGATCTCAGCCTCAGTGGAGGCACCCGCATTGCCGAGCGCAACCAGCGCGGAACCGAAACGCTCCACGCCCTCCGCCCCTTCGCGCCGCATCGTGCCCATCACGTTGGAAATCTGAGCGATGGAGGTGGCGGCCTCGTCAGCACTTAGGTTCGTTGTCTCGCTGAGGTCCACCATCGTCTTTGTGAAGCCGACGACATCTTCACGTGCCACGCCAAGCTGCCCCGCAGCCTCAGCCACACCAGCGATTTCTTCATGCGTAGCGGGGAGGACCTTGGCGAGGGACCGCAGCCCCTCTTCCACCTTTGCGAGTTCAGCTGGGGTGCCATCCACCGTCTTGGTTACGCCAGCCCAGGCCGACTGCCAGCCGATTGCAGCCTTCACCGAGAGAGCCGTGGCGGCCACGGCGACCGCGCCAACGACCATAAGCCCGCGGCCTGCCGACTCCATAGCCTGCTTCTGCTGCTCCACCTGACGCGCCGCCTGCTCAGCCGCAGTTCCCGCGTCAGCGGTGGCCTTCCGAGCCTTCTCCATGCCCTGCAGGTACCCGGTCACCTGTGCGGTGAGTGAAACCTTGACGGTACGATCGGTCATTTTGCGGTCCTCCGGATGTTGAGTTGTAGGATCAGCGCATGACTAATCAGGGGAATGTCGCCAAACGAACTGCGCCCGTCGTGATGCTGCGGGTCGCCGGCATGCTGGCTGTGCTCGGGTGCCTCATCGGGCTAGGCGGCATGCTCGGCCAGAGCCTCGGCTTCGTCACACTCGCCGGCTGGGTACTCGCAGCAGCCGCAGGGACCGCCGTGGCCGCCCTAATCGTTCGGGTCGCCCGCTAGCTCACCGTGCTTCTCCACGACCCAGTACGCCCCGTTGAGGTTCGGCGGGGAGTCCTTCGGGAACTCGGCACGGTAACGATCCACGTCGTCTAGGCGAGCCTTCTCCGCATAGTTGAAGAACGGGCCCGCTGCAGTGAACCGCAGCGTACTTTTGTAGTTCATCGGGTCAGCCTCGGGGCTCATCGTTTCCGCGAGAAAATGCCCGTTCGAGTCGATAGAAGCCTCGAACTCTGCCGACGCCAGCAGCAATTCGCGCTGCTCATCGTCGAACTCGGCCTCGCACCGCGTGATCGACCGCACCAGCACGCCGTCGACGTGCTCATACTCGGTGACCTCGGCCGGCTCCCAGCCATTCAGGCGGCGGGGAGCCACGCCCATGCGAGTGGCGAGCTTGAGTGTCTGCCTTAGGCGGTCAGACTCGCCGATACTTTTTTCAGCTCGAGCAGCCGTTCGCTCGGGCCGTACACGTTCAGCGCGTACAGGGCGTCGACGATGGAGCTGAACTCGGGGCCGGACGTGGCGGTGAAGATGTCCTGCCACTCGTCGGTCGGGTTCGGGTTGCTCTTCGTCTTGCGATGCACGACCGGCACCTCGAGGTCGTCACCGTTGACCACGTGGCCGTACACCGTGCCGTCAGCGTGAACGAACTTGGCCGCGAGCTTGCACACCTCGTCGAGGCTGTACTTGTAGAACTGATCCAGAAGGCTGTTCGGGTCGGGCGGGCAGAGACGGGTCAGCTTCGTCCACTCGTCACCGGGCAGGCGGGTGAATCGGAGAGTGACCAGCGAGTCGGCCTCTTCGGCCAGGATCTCGTCAAGCTTCTCCTGCACCACACTCGCCGCAGTCGGCGCGCTCAGGCGGTCGTCGTTCGCTTCCTTCGCGGTCGCAAGCTCGGCGGTGAGCTCGGCGCGCTTCTCGGCCAGGTCCCGCAGCAGCGAAACGGTGACGTCGAGAGTGGTTTTTGGGGCAGCCTTCGCGGCTGCGATCTTCTCGGTGATGCTGGACATGCTTGCCTCCACAGTTAAATCCACAGTTGGTGAGGGGGACCTGCAGGGGCGCGACTGTGGGCACGCCCCTGCAGGGGGTTTTGGTTAGACGGCGAGAACGCCTTCGACGATCGGCCCGGTGATGGCGGCCTGCTGCGTGTAGGTGAACTTGCCGGTGCCGTCGACCGCGCCACGGATCTGACCGCCGAGCAGAACCGGGATGGTGCGCACCGGCTGGGCGGCCGCCGCCAGGACGGTGTTGGCGATGTTGCGGCGCTCGACGAAGTTGCCGGCCTTGGTCGTGAGCGGGGAAATCGGCTTCAGGACCACAGCCGCCGAGCCGATTGCCGAGGAGTCGACGTAGACAACGCCGGACCCGAACGTCTGCACGAGCTGGTCGAGCGACTCCAGCGGGGTCATCAGGCCGAGACGCTCGTCGAGCATCGTGGCCTGTGAGCCAGCGAGCGGCCAGCCCGCGGGAGTGAAGCTGTGCGTGATGCGGAACGCGGTTGCCGCGCCGATCTCGGTGGACGCTTTGGGGGCGGCGAGGTCGGCGATGGTGGGAACCCACCAGATAACCGTGTTGCCCTTCTGGTCGATGGCCGGGGGAACAGTGTCGGCGGAATCTGCCATGGGGTTGTCCTTTCGGTTCTCCCCTCAAGCGGGGGTTTTTTGTTTCCGGGCATTCCGGAATCACCGGCAGGTAGCCGGTGAAGTGATGGGGACTACGCGGGGTCGCTGCTGAAACCGCACTCGGCGACGTGGTAGCAGAGAGCCGGGGAGACGTCTGTGTCGAGTTGGATTGGCAGTGGGGACGTGTACCAGACCTGCCCGGGGCGTTCTCCGGGAATTTCTGGGATGACGCCGCGGCCGTTGATGAGCAGCTGGTCCTTGATCGCTTCGGCAGCCCAGGCGGCCTGGTCGGCATTCAGCCCGACCGCATGGACGACAAAGCGGGGGGACTGGGTCACGGCCGGCCCGTCCAGCCGGTCTGATTTGTCGGCCCCGGCGGTCGGGTGGATGACGACGTAGGGGGGAAGGACCTTCACGTCTGCGCTGGGTGCCGGGTACTTGGCGACCGTCACGAACGTCTTCGTAGCGAGGGCGGGGATCTCCTGGATCGTGGCAACAAGCCAGGCGGTGTGTTGTCTCACAGTCCCGACTCCTTCAGCGCGTCGTCGACGGCTCGCGCTAGTCCCTCTTGGAAGTCGTCCTGGTTCTCCTGGAGAGCGGCAAGGCCGAACCCCCGTGGCGGGTTGTTGATCGACCCGTACTCGGAGAAGACTCCGAGCGGACCCTGCCGGCGGGCCTTGTCAAAGCCGATCTCTGACTGGATGACCGAGGCACCGAACCCCTGGAAGGTGGTGATGTCGTAGGTGACCGCAGAAGGTAGGCCGGGGAGGCTGCGGGAGCCTCGGAGCTTGTCCTGCCAGGACTTCCGGACTTTCTGCGAGGTGACGTGGATTGCTGAGTTGATCCACGGGCCGGTGTTCTTGGGTACCTCGGCGAGGTCAGCGGCGAGGCGGTCGAATTCGCTGAAGTCGAAGTCAGCCATCAGGTCTCCTCGACGCGGAGTTTGCGGGCGGTCCCGAATGTCTCGTGCTGGGGGCCCTCGACGCGCAGCTGCACGCCGACCAGGTCGGCGTCGTTCACGCTGGCGGTATAGGTGACGATGTGGTCTTTGGCGACCTCGGTGGAGGTGGCGACGGGAAGTGAGAGGATCGCCGTGTTCTGGGTGAGGATCTGGCCGGCCGCGTCGACCTGCTGGACGACGGTGTCATTGAAGGCGAGGAGGCAGGGCCCGTCAGCGTCGAGCGAACTGAGCGGCGGGTACACGCGGGTGCGGATGGTGTCGTAGTTGCCGGTGGCTTCGTTGAGCGTGGCGCTTGTCGTCACGCTCTCGATGACGCAGCGGTCGATCATGAGTTTCTCGTGGGCGGCGCGGCCGCGGCGGAGCGCGCTGGTCGCGCTCATATCCCGGCCCGGAGGTTCACAGTGCCCCAGCTGGCGCGCCGCCGGCGGAGGGTGGCGAGGTCGGCCTCGCTGATGTAGACCTCGCCGCGGGAGATCGCGGAGTCGAACCGGTAGACGTAGCCGTCGATGGTCTCGGTGAGGTAGCCCTCAGGGTTCATGAACACGCGCTTCACGGCGTTCACGACTGCGGCCTTCGCGTTGGCTTTCGCCAGTTCGTTCGTCAGGACGCGGGCGTCGATGCCCGGGGAGACCCCCCTCAATTTGTTGGAGGCCTCCTCGAGCAGTGCGTCGGCGGACGCAGCTTCGTCCACGGTGAGGGTACGCCATGCATTTTTGAGATCTTCGGCGCTGGCGAAAGCCTGCATGGTGTACCCCTTTTTCTACTCGGTTGCGGTGCTGTTGGCGTCCAGGGTCGCGATGATCTCCGCGACGCTCACGTCGTCGTCGGTCTCGAAGCCCTGGGCGTCGGCGTAGGCACGCCAGGTGGCGACGTCAGCATCCTTGGCGGGGATGCTGTTTTCAGCGGCCGGCGTTTCGGCCGGCGCGGCCGCGGGGGCGACGAAGGCGTCCACGAGGTCGAGGATGTCCTTCTTCGATGCCTTCTCAGGCACCTCGATGCCGAGGCTGACCGCGTAGGCCAGCCAGACAGCCGCGCCGGACCCCGCGCCAGCGCGCGGGGGGGCCCCCGCGACGCCGGTCGCGGGCACCGATGTGGCCGGCGCGCCCTCGGTCGGCGCTTCCGCCCAGACCTTCGGGTTCGTGATGAGCGCCGCGATCCCGTCGGGGATGACGTCGTCCGGCCCGTAGACCTTCGACTCACCCCCGACGTGCACGTGCACGAACGTGCTCAGGCGGGCCATTAGGCCACGTCCGCGATCATGAGCAGCTTCGCCTCGGCGAGGACCGGCATGGCGACGGCGTCCACGTAGGTGAACTGGCGGTACGGGGGGCCGTCCTTCTCGATGACGCCGACGATGCCGGGCGCGTCCTCGAAGGCCATGTCGGCCTTGTTGGAGTCGATCAGCTCGAGCGCGGTGGCTGAGATGCCCCACGCGGTGTAGCCGAGGTCGCCCAGGTTCTCCGGGGTGAAGAGGATCCGGTCGTCGCCGATCGACGGCGTGGTGACACCGTCGACGTCGAGCTGCTTGATCCGCATCACCGTGATGACCGGGAGGCCTTCGGAGGCGAGCAGGTCGTTGAGCTCGTTCAGGTTCACGCGGGTCTTGCCCGACGTGGAGCCGTGGACGGCACCAACGATCTGCGCGTTCGCCTGCATGAGGCGGGCGATGCGCTGGGAGACGCGCGCGGCCGCGGGGACGAAGCCGTTGGTGGCCGCGTAGGTGTCGCACCAGGCGAGGTAGTCCGAGAGGACGGTCGCCGAGGCGGTGTTCGTCCAGAGGGTCGCGGCGGTGACCTTCTGGTTGGCCGGCACACCGAAGTCGGCTTCGCCCTGGAACCCGTTCTCGTTGATGGTGAGCTTGCCGTCGGAGAGGACGTCACCCCATGCCTGCTCGAGGCGGTTCTGCACCTCTTCGGTCAGGGACTGGCTGTCGTTGTAGACGGCCTGGGCGAGGGCTTCTGAGTTCGTGCCGCCGGTGCGGGCGAACTCGAGCTGCAGACGCTCGTACTCGCCGACACCCTTCGAGGATCCGAGGGGCAGCAGCGACACACGCTTCTCGCTGCCGGCGTCACGTGCGGACACGTGGATGCGGCCGTCGAAGCTGCGGAAGCGCGCGGTGCGGTTCGTCTTGACGATCTCCGCGAAGTCGATCGTGTTCGTGGTGAGGTACCGCGGCGGGAACGCGTTGAGGAACGTGAGGTCGCCGGCAGCGGGCACTTCGCGCACGAAGGTGGTGAGGTCGGCCGGGGTGACGGGGCCGTCGTAGAAAATTGCCATGGTGAGGGTCCTTAGGCCGAGAAGTGGATGAGGGAGAGGGCGGTCTTGGCTGCGGCGGTGATGCCGCCGCTTCCGGCCTGGAAGGGCAGGCGCACGGCGTTGACGAAGCCGTGGACGACGAGCGCGCCGCCGACCTTGGTCGAGCCGGTCTTGACGCTGAGCGATCCGTAGAGCAGACCGATGCGGCCGTCCGTGGTGATCTGGCGGCCGTCCAGCGCTGTGCTGTCGTACGGGCCGTACAGGCCGGACGCGGTGATCTTCGCGAGGACGATGCCCGAGGGGATGTAGCCGTTCGGGTAGTGGGTGCCGGCGGTGAACGTGGACACGTCGACGGTGATCGACGGGGTGGTTCCGGGCTCGGTGCCGTGGGGGCTGAGCAACCAGGAACGGTTCTCGACCTGGCTGGTAGTCGTGACGACTGAAATGTCGGTCATGTGCTTCTCCTACAGATGGGGGGTGGAAGGGTGGGGTGTTACTTGCTGCCGAAGCGTCGTTCGGCTTCCGCTTTGCCTTTTTCGCCAGCGGCCGCGTGGATGGTGTCGCGGTTGCCCTGGCCGATTCGGACCGGCTTGCGCTTCTCCTCTGCCGTGACGGCGGTGGAGTTCTTCTCGACCCAGACCTTGATCGCGTCAGCGTCGGGCTTGTCGCCCTTGATGAACTGCGAGCGGTCGAGGTCGAGCAGCGCGGCCGGGTCCGCGGTGCGGCCGGCGAGTGCTGCGGTGAAGGCGGTGCGGAATCGTTCGGCACCGAGAACCGTGCGCACCTCGGCGCGGCCTGATTCTCTGGCTTCCTCAATCGCTTTCTCGGAGTCCGTCTGGTTCGCGGTCTTGAGGTCGTCGCGCTCTTTGACGAGGGCGGTGACCTGCTCGGGCGTGAGCCCGCCGAACAGCTTGAGCTTGTCTTCGAGCTTGCGACCTTTGCTCTCGTGGAACGCGATCTGCTGATCCGGCGTCATGTCCTTGACAGGTGTGTTCGCCGGGAACTTCGGATCGGGGTCGCCGGCAGCCGCAGCGGCTGCGGCGGTGCTGGCTTCCAGAGCCTCAGCATCGGTGATGAAGCGGAGGCGGGGATTGCGGAATCGGACGCGCATTGTTTTGTCTCCCATGTCGGGTGTTGGATAGGCCCCATGGCGGGGTGGTCTGCCGCTGGTGCGGCAGAAGATTTAGAGGCCGAGGTCGGCGGCAGAGGTGAAAGCGTCGTCACGCCAGCCGATTACCGGGCCGTACTCGCCGTGCTGGCGGGTAACGACCAGGTCGGTGTAGTCCGCGGCTTTGCTGGATCCGTCGCGGAGGGTGATCGACTTGCCGTGGCCGTCGATGATCCGGGCGCTGCGGTCGGATCCGGTGCCGGTGAAGCTGGCGATCGCGCCGTGGGTGGCGTCGAGCAGGTCGGGCTCGATGATCTGGCCCGGGTCCTGCGTGTTCTCCTCCTGGCAGTAGCAGTCGCATGCCGGGTGGATGGGCTGCAGGTCGCCCTGGTGGTATCGCTGGGTGGACGCGATGACGCAGAGCGCACAGTTCTCGGCCCCGGTGAGTCGGCGGCGGTACCAGGCGTACCGTCCCTGCCGGGCAACCGTGTGGGTCTTGGCCAGCTGCAGGTCGGTGCTCGCGAGGTTCCTCGCCCGGGCCAGGCCCTGTTTGGCGGCCGTGACGAACGGGGTGCCCTTCGACAGCGCCGAGTACATGGTGACTGCTGGTCGGTGGTAGACGGTGGAGGGTTCCACGCCTTGCCGCAGCGGCGCACCGGTGACTGCCTCGATGTCGAGCGGCGGAGCGGCCGCGTTCTTGCCGGTGGCGATGTTCTGCATGCCGGCCAGGTAGGAGTTCGTCAGCTGCGCGACGCGGCGTTCACCGGAGAGCACCACCGGGATGACGGCGTTCTCGTAGGCGATGAAATCGGCGTCCCGGTAGTTGCCGAGGCCTTCCCACCGGTTGGCGATGAACAGGCCGACCTGGTCGCGGGTGGCCGCGACCAGGTTGACGTAGCTAGCCTGCGTTCGGCTGAGCAGCAGCGCTTGGCGTTGATCCACTGAGCACCCCCGCTATCGCGTCGTCGGTCACCTGGTTCTTCATCAGGCCGATTTGCTCCGGGCTGAACTGGAGGATGTGCGACCAGATCGTTTCCTTCGGGACGCCACCGCTGGGGGCCTTCGATGCTGCGTCGTACTTCTGCTGCAGCGAGTACCGCTCGGCGGGGGCCCAGTCGATGACGATGTCCTTCTTCACCGCCCGGGCGGTCTCGCCCAGGGTGAGGAACGCGATGACGTAGACGAGCACGAGCGAGCTCGCGGCGCGCTTCTGCTTGTCCTCGGTCTTGAAGATCTGCCCTTCCTTGATCAGGGCGGCACCCTCGGCCGACTGGTTCACGGCATCGGGGGAGATCACGGACAGCGGCGTGCGGGTGACCGCGGCCAGGTGCTGCACGTCGTCTTTCACGGAGGAAAGGATGCCCTGCAGGTCTGCCTGGGTGGACTCCCAGATCTTCGCGGTCGCGGGAATCTTGAGCCAGGCACCCGGGTCCGCAGTCAGGATGTCCGCGTAGTCGATCGGCTGGCCGTCTTCGTCCTCGTCCGGCATGTCCTCCGGGTCGACGAGCAGCGCCCGCTGCTTGAACGCCTGGTAGGTGGCGATGACCATCCGCTGCAGGAGGGTGTGGTTGATGCGGTCGAGGATGTCGATGTGCGGTTCGAACTCGCCGATCCCGCGGCGGTTGCGGAACCGGACGACGGGGACGAGCTCGTGCTTGAGTTCCTCGCCGTCAGCGCCACCGTCGGCGTCTTCCCACTCGTAGGCGGCCGCGGAGAACGACTGCTTGGAGAAGGCGCGCTTCCGGGGCCGGGAGGCGACGTAGCGGCGGGCGTTATCACCGTCCTGTCCGTAGATGAACAGGTAGATGAAGTCCTTCTCTTCGTCGGGGTCGTGGAACATCTTGATCGCGCAGCGGACGATGGACTGCCGCACCGGGTCGTGGATGGTGACGACCTGCCGGGGATCCTCGCCGGTGATGACGACCTTCGTGGGGTCGTCCTCGTCCTCGCCGATCATCATGTACGCGTCGCCGAGCGCCAGCATGTTCTCGAGCACGTCGGAGAACTCGATGTCGAGGTCGTTGTCGCGCCAGATCGACCAGGCGAGGTCGTCGCCGTTGCCGTCCTTGTCGACCGCTGTGCGGATGGACCGGACGGAGCAGCGTTCGCGTACCGCTCCGACGATCAGCTCGGCGAAGTTCGTCCGGGCTTTCTTCTGGAACGCCTGGTATGCCTCGCGGGCCTGCTCGGCACCGACCGGCAGCGGCGGGTTGCCGTCGTGGTAGGCGGCGAGCTTGGCCAGCCGGGGTTGGCGCAGCTCGAGCTTCCGGACTGCTTTGCGCATCCACCAGCCGGGCGACATGGGCGTCTTCGTATCGATTGGCACAGCGGCCTCCTATCGGACTCGGCGAACTCGTACTTTCGGTTTCCGGCGGGGTTTCGCGCCGGCCTTGCGTGCGTCGAGGCAGGCTTTCCACGACAGGACGGCGGCCATGGCCGCGTCGAACTTCTTCTCCAGCTCCTGCTTCTGCAGGATCCAGAGCGGTTCGCCGAAGTCGTCGAGGATCTTGAGGTCCTTGCGGCCGGCGTTGCCGATGTGGCGGGCGAAGTTGACGTCCGGCGGGTGGGTGGTCAGACCGGAGTCGAGCGCTTCGACGTACTGGCGCAGCGCGTACGCCATGGGGACACGGCGGGCGGTGAACCACTCCTCGACCTGGTCGGGCCAGCGTGCTGACCACGACCCGAGCGTTTCCGTCCAGTGGGGCGGGTCGCCGTAGAGTTTCCACACGTCGAAGTGCTTCATGATCCAGGCGAGAGCCTCGGTGACTTCCTCCTCGGGCACTTCCCACGTGTCGTCGTCTTCCGGGCGTTCCCAGAGCCAGTCGTGGTCCGGGTTGCTGTCGGGGCCGAGGATCTGCACCCCGGTGGTGACGTCGGTGACGACGAACGCGGTTGCGTCGCGGAACCGGGCACCGTCGAAGCCGACCGTGACGAGGGCCCCTTCCGGGATGCTGGCTTTCGTGGCGGTGAGGAACGTCCACCGTGCCGGGTCGAAGGCCTGCGCTGCGGATTTCGTCCACCGGTTCAGCCACACCCGCTCGAGGTAGGACTTGTCCACACCGGACCGGTCCCACTGCTTCGCGATGCCGTAGAACTGGCCGGGACCGTACTCGCCGACGGGGCCGGTCGCTTCCTTGATGGCAGCGATTCGACCTTCCATGGTGTCGAGGTCGTGGTTCCCGGAGGAGTCGCGGTGGAAGTAGAAGAGGTCCGGTTCGTCGACCTTGCCGGCGGCGATGGCTTCCGCGTTGTGGAAGGTGTTCTCTTCGATCGAGCCTTGGCCGGGCTGGCCGGCCGTCGAGGTGGACAGCGCCCACGGGTCCTCGAGGACCCGCTTCTCCATGTTGGCCATCATCGTCTCGTAGGCCTTGTGGTGGTTCGGCAGGTAGAGGCGGTGGGGCTCGTCGAAGTACTGGAAGGTGGTGAGCGCACCGTCACGGGATCCGGGGGAGTTGGATACCGGCACGGCGCGGCCGTCGGCTTTACCGCGGTGGTCGAGGCGGATGATGCGGTCGAGGCCGGCGTCGAAGAGGTCGGCGTCGGGGCCTTCCTGCACGATGTAGAGCAGGACACCGTAGGCGAGCTCGGCGACCTGACCTTCGGTGACAGCCATCATGGGGATGTACGGGAAGACGACGGGACGGCCGACGGGGTTGCCGTTGGCGTCCCAGCCGTCGAAGCGTACTTCCGCTTCGGGGTGGAGCTCAGCGAGGGTGATCCACGCGCCGAACTCGGTCTTGGCGAGGCCCTTCCGCCAGGAGAGGCCGCCACGCTTGAACCGGCGGCGGCCGGCAAGGTCGTGGCCTTGCGGGTAGAGCTCGTACAGGCGGTAGATGGCGGCGCGCTTCTCGTCGTCGAGACGAGCAGCCTGGCCTTTGAGGGAGCCGGGGCCGAAGATGGCGCGCTCTTCGATGAAGTCGCAGACCTGCGGGCCGAGTGTCGGCCAGGGCTCTGCGTCGAGGGCTGGGACGATCAGAACACCCATGTGGGCCTCTAATTCACGGCTGTGAGAACAGCTCTCGGGTCAGGTCCCTTGGATGCGGGGCGCTGCTGGCGGTCCTTGCGCACCTGGCCGCGGTCCTTGGACTCTTCCGCGGTTTCGATGGTCCATTCCAGACGACGACGGTCGTAGGGGGTGAGGCCGAAGGCGACACGCTGCAGGCGGATCTCCGCAGCGAGCTTTGTGGAGGGTGCACGCCAGAAGTCGTCCATGAGCACGGCGAGGAGGAACAGCTGGTGGCGGTCGGCGGAGTGGTACTCGGCGGCCATGGGCGAGGCCCAGAGGTCTGCCCACCAGGAGAGGGTCTCGGCGTTCCACGGGACGGAGATGTACGTTTCGAGCTGCTCGCTGTACTCGTCGGGCCGGGTCGGGAGCATGGGCACGATGACGGCGGGACCGTCGGCGAGCTTGGAGGCGGTGGAGGCCGTGTTCCGGCGTGCGCGGGTGGTCGCGTCCTTCTTCGGTGCTGCCATCGTCGCGCCTCCTCTCAGGATTCGCCTCTCCCATTGGGGAGCGGGAGGGGAGGAGGCGCGGCTAGTAGATCAGCCGGGTGCCTTTGCGGACGTTGCAGGTGAGGTGGGCTGATTGTGCGTTCGCCCGTGAGTGCTCTCCACCGAGGGCGAGAGGAAAGATGTGGTCGATGGTCGGGTAGAGCGGGTGAGGAAAATCGACCAGCATGTTGAGTGGCTCATCACAGATCCTGCACAGGTACCCGTCACGCTCGAATATCTCAATCGCTTCGAATGCCTCGACTCGGGCATCTCTCAGAAGCGCTCTGCGGCGGTACTTCAGGTCACGCGCGCGGCCGTCGAATCGTCGTTGAGCGTTGTACGCGCGGTTGGCGCAGGATCGATCGCAGTATTTGCGCTTGCGCCCCAGCAGCTCTTTGCCGCACTGGGAGCAGTAGCCATCGGGGAAGGTTGGCGGCGGCTGCTTGCTGGGTATGCTCACGATCGTCCACGGCGTGCCGCTTCGGATCGGGTTTCGTGCGGAACGGTGGGATGCGACACGGCAACGGACGGAGCAGAACTTGGCGTGAGCGTTCATGGAGTCGGGCATGTTGCGCTCACCGCAGTGTTTGCAGGTCCTCATCGGCGGAACGGCGTGCCGGTGATGGTCATGTACCTGCCGCGTGTGTAGAACTCCACGGATAGCCCCTCCAGGGTGCGCTTCCAACCAGGTTGCGAATCAGCGTGAACCCAGATGTGCAATCCTTCGCCTGAGGGCGAGATCTCAGAGTAGAAGCCCGGGTTTGCGCCGACGAATCGCTCTGCAGCTTCGGTGAGTTTGCCACCGACAATGCAGTGGTCAAGGTCGAAGCAGCCGATGCCATCGCCGTTGAGAACGAATCCGAGGCCGGCTCCGACTCTTGACGCTTTGGCGGCTGGGTAGTCCGTCCAGGTCGACGAGTCCGTTGAGCTCGCGAAGGTAGCTGAGACCGTGAGCGGCACCTTCGCGATCTTTCCCTTTCGGAGTATCCGGTCCCACCGGACCCACCGCGGGAGGGAAACGAGCTCGGCCGGCAGCTTGCCGGCTAATCGGTGCCAGTAGACCCGGCACTTGGTTGAGCAGAATCGAGCATCCGTGCGCGATAGCTCGAGCGGGCTGCCGCAGTGGTCGCATGTTCTCATGGTCTAAGTCTACGCCATTTGTTACGGCTAGTGTGCGTAATTACGCGGAAGTCTCCCGCTGCCTGCTTGCGAGCAGGGCCAGGTGCCCACCTGGCGAGGAGGGGTTCCAAGATGGCCCTGACGCCCGTTTTCGGGCTTCAGGATCGATCTGGTGGCCGCCGGGGCTAAAATGCCGGGGAACCGTACGTCTGGGATTTTGCAGCCCCCTCCGGTACCGCTGCCGGGGCAGGGGGGAGGGGTCCCCGGCCCCCCTTTGGGGGACGAAAAGGGGCGAAAAACGATCAGAAAGGCGCTTTTTCGTCTTTTCCGAGTTGCGCTTCAAGCTGTGTCTTGCGCTTGTGACATGGGCTGCACAGCCCTTGGTGGTTGCTGTCATCCTCGGTGCCGCCTCGGCCTACGTTCAGCACGTGGTCGTCGTCGGTGGATGGTTGGGTGCAGCCGTGCTGGGTGCAGCGTGCGCATCCGGGGCAACGACAGATGGGGTCACGCGCCAGGATGCGGTCGCGTTGTGTCTTCGAGCGTGGTGCTCGGCTTGATGCGGTCGAGCCAGCCCATGCCACCGTGTGCTCGGGGCAGTAGGGGCGGGCTACGACGCGGGTCTCACAGGTGCGTTGACCGCACTTCTTCGGTGCCCTCGGCATGAGTGGCCGGCTCAGCGCCTGCGCCGTGCGCGTGCACGGTGGCGCTCGGTCTGCTGAAGCCGGGTGCGCTGCTTCTGTGACTGGGTGAGGTGCGGCATGATGTCGAACCAGCTCGGCTTGGTCACCCGGTCGACGCTGGGCGCTGAGCTGATGATGAGGACGGCGGAGCTGATGAGCAGGAACCAGATGAACGTCGACATGCTGGGCTCCTGTCTGGTGGTGCACGAGGTGCCACTCGCCCAGGGTGCAACGTATGCGGCACTCCGGCCGCCACCGTGGTTGATACGCACGATGACGGCGGCCGTGTCGACCTAGTGTGCTGAGGGCTGGCGAGTGGCGGTCGAGGGCGAGCAGCGGGGCGGCCAGTGGCTGCACCCCGCTGCTCGGCAGGAGACGGTAGCAACCCGAGTGGCTGCCGTCGGTATTCCGGGAGAGAGACCGGAAGTGAGGGGGTCGTGACCTGTGATGGCGGGGCAGGTTTCGAACCTGCGCGTGGGTATTGCTCTACCACTGAGCTGCCCGCCACTGTCGTTAAACAGCGAATGCCCACCGGTTCTTGGCAGAACGGTGGGCATGCACTAGGAACGCTATCAGATGAGGGCCATGTCAAGCGCTTCTTTCGGCGTGTTGAGTAAAGTTTCTTGTCCCTCGATGTGTAGGGCCAGCGCGCGCACGCGGACGCCGCCGACCCATGTTGCTTCGCACGACCGGCAGATGGCGGCGGCGTCGGCCACGGTGTCGAGGGCGTCGTCGTGGTACTCGAGGATCAAGGCGAACGTCTGGTCGCCGGTCTTTGGGTTGTGGGCGATGGTGGCCTCGCACTCGGGGCACGCGGCGGGGAGGTGGCGGGCGATGCGGGTGAGTGGCTTCTTCGTGATGGGGTCGAGCTTGACCTTGCGCACAGGGTTGCCGGCATCGTCCTTGACGACCTCGCCGTACTTGCGGACGACGGTGGTGTCGGGCTCACGCAGGGCGATGGTCAGTTCGAGTGTGCGGGGCGGGTCGAACTTGGCGACGATGGATCGTGCCCAGCCCTCGAGCGTGCGCACCTTCTCCTGGTATGCCTCGTCGGTGACGTTCCCGGCGGTGCGGTCGGAGTGGTAGGCGATGTACCACTGGCGCAGGGTCTGCTCGGGGGTGAGGTACACGGGCTGCTCGAGGCGGATGGTGAACCACTCGGAGATCTCGGCCTCGATGCGGTCGTAGAGTTCGAGGGCTCCAGCGTCGAAGGGGATGCGTTCGTTGCCGGGGGAGGAGCCGGCGTGTGATCCGATGCCGCCGACGATGGCGGCTCGCAGCTGGGCGAGGAGGGGCTCGTGCTCGACGCTGGAGGTGCAGGTGATCCCGGCGTCGTTGGCTTGGATGGCGGCGGTCGTGCGGGGCTGGGAGAGCTTGTCGACGGCGTCGAGCAGGTAGTTGAGTGCTTTGGTCATCGTCGGGCCTTGTCTGCGGCGAGCGCGGTGGTGCGTCGGGTGGGGGTGTGGGGTGGCATGAGTTCGTGGGGGTTGGGGGTGGTGTAGTGGTGGACGTGGGTGTTGGGGGCGTAGATGGTTTGTCGGGCGATTGCGGTGTCGAGGGCTGTCTTCTGGGCTTGGAGGCGTGCGGTGACGACTGCGTTGACCTGGAGGATGGTGGTGATCGCCTGGGCTACACGGGGTGTCTCGTGGGGGATGCGGGCTTCTGCTGCTGCGGGGCCGGTGTTGAAGATGGTGTACAGGGTGGCGGCTGCACGGGTGGAGGTGGGTCGGCCGAGTGCGCGGACGGCCAGCCGGGCCAGGCCGCCCTGCCGGCGGTCGGTGCGCAGCGCCACGAACTCGTTGTGCACGGCCGGGGACAGGCCGGCCATGCGCAGGCGGCGCGTCTGCCGGCGGGCGCGGGCGCTCACAGGTCCTCCTCAACAGGGTGCACGGTGACCAGGTCGTTGCCGCCGTCCCAACCCAGCAGCATCTTCTGCAGGTGAGTGCGCTGCGCCGCCTGGACCCGGTCACGTGCCGCACGCACGTGTGCGATGTACTCGGCACCGAACTGGCTCTCCTCCAAGGGCTGCCCACCCTCGAAGTACTGGCGGCGCAGCTCCGCCATCTCCTCGTGGGTGCGGGGCTTACTGGTGGCCGGGCCGAGCGTGATGGTTTGCGGTGCGTACTGACCCAGTGGGAACCGTGCGCGAAGCTGGGACGACTCGTTGATTCGGGCGATCAGCTCCTCGGCCGGGGCCAGACGTTCAGGCGCGACAGCAGACTGCATGAGCACGTGCGTCTCATCGATGATGGACAGGGTGCACTGCTGGCCACGGATCTGCGGGAACGCAGTGGCCACAGCGGTGCGGGCAGCTGCGGCCCTCTCATCCCTCTCCCGCGCCAGCTGCTCACCCATGTCGGCGAACACTGCCGCCGACTGCGCGAAGGTATCGGTGACGCTGGAGAAGGCAAGCATCATCTGGGCGAATGCCTCGAGGTGCGGGCGCACGTCAACGGTGATCCACGGGGCCGGCCGACGCTTCCACGCCGCACGGATCAGCTTCCGATCCGCCCGCAGCGCGTTGTGCACCGACGGCTGCCGGACATACGGGGTAACCAGGTGCAGGCGACGCACCTGCCGACGCGACCGTGAGCTACTCATGCCCGACTCCGACCTTCCCGAACACCATCCGTGGATGCGTCTTCACCGTGTTCGTGATCGTCCACCGCTCCACCCACATCTCCACCGTGTTCGACAGGCCGAGAGAGGTGAGCTGCGCACGGACGGCCGCCGCCTCCACCTGCACCTGCGTCTGCGCTTCGTTCTCACTCCTCCCGTGCTCGATCACCTCGGCCGGTGCGGCACCCTCGATCGTGTATCCACCCCGCCAGTAGACCTCCATGCCCCTCATGCCTGCATCCTCTTCCTCAACTGGTTCCGCTTCCTCAGAACGACCAGGCGACGCTTCTCCCTGTGGAACGACCTGGCGTACACCCACTCGCGGTATCCCCGGTAGGAGTCGAAGAGGCAGTCCTCACCGTTCGTGTCGCGGCGTGCGTCGACCTGGGCGCTGACGTGCGGGGCCACCGAGTACAGGAACATGGCCAGGACGATCGCGATCAGGGCGACGAGCGCGCCCCTCAGCGCGTCCAGCTCCCACGGCGTCATGACTGGCCGCCACGAGCAGCAGCACGTGCAGCAGCGCGTGCAGCCCGACGACGACGGCCCACACGGCGTTCGATGAGACCCAGCCCCTCATACGTCAGGAAGCCAGGCAGACAGGCCAACGGGGTCAGCCAGCCAGCGACAATACCGATCGCCGACATGCTGATCACCATGTACATGCCGCACAGGAGTGAGATGTACGCGGTCAGGCGGCGCAAAGCCTCGCTACTCGCCGGCCCGACCTCAGCCACCACCGCGCTCGCCGCAGGAGCAGACGCCTCACCATCGAGGCTCAACCCACCGATGATCCTCAACCGGTGCTGCACCTCCCCGTACGTGAAGACGGTCCCGTTGCTGCGGGCCACATCCATCTCGTAGATGAGCCCGTTGATCCCGTCCAAGACCTTGGCGGACGGCTGATCGGCATCCCGGCTCACTCCGACACCCCCGCCGTCGCATCACGGGCACGCCTCATGCCCTCAACGAGCGCCTCCGTGGACGCCCGAAGCTGAACCGTCACCACATGAGGCGGTGCCGCCAGACGCGGCGGCCAGTTCCAGCAGCCCGGAGCGGGCTCTTCGCTGTACGGCACGTCCTGGTTGAAGAACATGCCGGTGGGGTTGAGAACGCACAGCGAGACGGCAGGGAACTCGTTGTCGAGCGGGGTCGTGACCTCGGTGATGATCGCGGCGCGCGGGGCCGGCAAATACTCCCCGCCCGGGGTCCCATGGCTCTGGTAGTGGACGTTGCGGCCAATACTCGGCGCGGGCTGTGTGCTCTCGGTGATCGTCATGCAGGTGCTCCCTCTCGGATAGTTGCCGGCGTCCATGCGCCGAGGCGGTGAAGGTGGTAGGTGGCCATGGAGACAAGCTGGCCGAGCAGATAGGCAAACGGCTCGTTCGCCAGGGAGAAGTGCGCCCGTGCCCGCGAGTGCCAGCACACCCGGTCGGCCATGTAGATACCCATCGCCGCGTGTGCCAGCTCGTGGGCGACCACCTCGGCGTCGATCATCCCGTGGTGCATGCGGACGACAGCCGACACGGGCAGAAGCTCCGGCCGGCCATGGTGGTAGCCCCAGCCCTGAGTCACTGCGGCGGCGTTGTCGTCACATACGAAGCCGTTGAACGTGAACGCTGCCGCCTTCAGCTCCTCCACCGTGTCGTAGATGAACACCACGACGGTGCGCCGGATCCCAGTGGCCCGTGATGAAATCGTGAACCTCTCCGCGCTCATGCGCGACCGAACCGATGCTGTTCAGGATCGTCGCTGCGGAGCGGCGGCAGCCCGCAACGCTCCCGCACCGTGTCAATCGCCAACTGCTCGATCTCTTCGATCGTCAACCCTGCCTGGGCGAACAGCAGCACCGCGTCCTTGAACTCCTCACGGTCTGCCAGCAACGGCAGCAGCATGTCGAGCTTCTGGTCGAAGGACGACCGGGCCACAGCGCTCTCCACCACCGCGAGCAGTGCCCGGTTCCACGAACACACCCAGGCCTTCGCCGCAGCCCACCACCGGCGCATCAGGCACCCGCGTTCAGGTCACCGTCGCGGCGGGCCAGCGACTCGACATGCTTGAGGAGCGCGCCCGCGCTGGAGTGGTCGAGGGCGTAGTCGTTGCGCAAACGATCCGCGAAGGCGTGCAGCGTGCGGCGAGCTATCGCGGCGTCATGCGCGACCAGTATCGCGGCGGGATCCTCATCGTTGTCGACATTCCTGTACGCCTTGACCATGAGCCCGAGCGCCTTATTGAGTTCGGTCTGCAGCGAATCCCGCTCGGCGATGATCTGCGGCACTGCGTGAGCGTGAGCGCCCAGGATGCCTTCCGCTACCTCGAGGTCATCCCGCAGCTCGGCGACCTCAGCGTCGCGCGACGCCCGACCTGAGAGAAACTCCGTGCGTGGGTTGCAGCTCCGCGACGCGCCACGCTGAGTCTCGCGGTGAGCCCACGCGGCGTCGTCTTCGGCGGTCATCGGGTGGCCTTTTCCTCGGCGTGGCAGCAGATGCCGGCCTCAGCGGCGTGACCGTACGGCGTCTTGCACTTCGCGCAGCAGCGCTTCGGCCGCGGCTCCTGCACGGTGCCGTTCCATCCGTTCGGCAGCCACTCCGTGTGGGCGGTGGGATTCATTGCACTCATCGGGTGGTTCCTTCATCGGCGAACGGCATCAGAATGTGGGTGGCCAGCTGCACGGCCTGCGTCACGACCGCGGGGGCCGGCAGCGACGCAGCGACCGCCTCGAGCAGATCAGCCGTGGCCTCCGCAACCTTCCGGCTCCGGAACCCAGCACGCGGCAGGTCGATCAGCGCCGCCTGCAGGTACTCGGGGAACTCAACGTCCTGGTCAAACTTCGACGTGATCAGCCGGATACGCTCCGCAGCAGCGGTCAGCGTCGCTGACTCAGCAACAGTCGCCCACTCAGGGCGACCGGCAGTCACGAAAGCACCTCAGGACATGTCCGGCTCGGGCCGGTGAAACAGAAAGCAGGCATCGGGTTCCCCTCTCTCAATCCAGAGTGGCAGCCCGTGCCGACCCTCAGACGGCAACAGCCGCAGCGACACCAGGACGGCGTGTCGATGCGGCTGTAGACAGGGAATTACGCGGTAGTGGCCTCGGCGAGCGCCGGGGTGGTGTCGGGTATCTCGGGTGTGGGGGTGCTCGGTTCGGTGGGGGTGTGGTTGTAGCGGCGGAGGCGGCGTTCGGCGGTGAGGGTGGCTTCGCGGAGTTCGGTGCGGGCGTCGGCGATGTAGTGGAGCCAGGGGGTCATTCCGGGTTGGGTGGGGTAGGGCTCTTGGAGGTTGGTGCGGACGGCGGCGAGGCTGCGGAGGGTGCGGTTCGCTGCGGCTTGAATTAGGTCCAGGTCGGCGAGGACGTTCCGGAGTCGGTGTTCAGCGCTGGCCTGGCGGTGGGCGGCGGCTTGCGCTTTGCCCTCGGCGGTGGCGATGGCCGTCTGGAGTCGAGCGCCAGGCACAACCTCGGCGGGGAGCCGCGTGGTCACCGGGTCACCGCCGACCGGGAAGGCCCGCGCACCTCAAGGACCTTCGCGAAACGGATCAGATCCCGCCACGAAAACCCCGTCTCCACCGACACCGTCGCCCGGTTCACCGTAGCCACCTTGTGCCACCCCGTGGCCGTGCGCACGAACGCCGCACCCACCACATCATCACGGGTCAGCTTCACCCGATCCCGCTCCACCCGCCGTGCAACCCGGGCCGCAGCCGCCCGCTCATCAATGGCGGCCTGCTGCGCCGCCAAACCCTTCTGAATCTCAGCCTCGATCGCAGCCCCACCAATGCGGGACTGCGAATACCGGGCAGATCGTGACGTAGTCATGCGCTTCTCTCTCTTGCGGTTGATGGCGGGGGCGACGGACGCCGCCCCCGCTGGTGGTGCTACGGCTTGGGCGCGAGGTGCTTTCCCTCTGCCTTTGCCACCTGAAATATTCCGCGTGCAGCGGCGAGGAGCCCGGCCAGGAACTTCGCTGACTGGTCCACATCGCCCTGATCCATCTGCAACGCGACTGCGAACGCCGTTTCCCTGTCGTCGTTCGCGAGCATCGTCACGACGCGCATTGCGTTCAACTTCGGATCACGGTCATTCATCGGGGTCACCTGCTCGATCGCATACATGCCGTCCCCGTCCGTGGGCATGGCCCGCTTCATGAAGATCGCCCCGATGCCGGCGATACCTATCGCGAGTCCTGAGAAATGGCCGGGGCTCGTCACCGTTCGCATCATCGCGTCTGCCGCGGCCATCGCTTGCTCCTCGGTCCCATCAAGCAAGTCCGGCAAGTGGTGGGTGATGACCGCAGTTTGCTCAGCAGCTATCTTGTCCGTCTCGGCGCTCATGGCTCAGAAAGGTGTCTCGTCCTGGAACTGCGACGCGTCATTCCACGCCGAACCAGAAGCCGGCGCACCCTGACCAGGCGCAGTCGCCGCCCACGGCTCATCATTCCCAGCCACCACCGGCGCACCGCCACCACGAGGACCGTTGCTCGACTGCGTCCGCGTCAACTGCGCCGTCGCGTATTTGAGGCTCGGGCCGATCTCATCGATCTCCAGCTCCATGCTGGTGCGCTTCTCGCCTTCCTTCGTCTCGTAGCTGCGCTGCTTCAGACGGCCCGTCGCGATCACCCGGGTGCCCTTCGTTAACGACCCAGCCACGTGCTCCGCGAACTCACGCCACACGGACGCCCGGAGGAACAGCGACTCGCCGTCCTTCCACTCCGACGACTGCCGGTCGAAGTTCCGCGGCGTCGACGCGATCGTGAAGTTCGCCACCGCCAGCCCATTGGCCGTGTATCGCAATTCAGGATCGCTCGTCAGGTTCCCGACGACAGTGATTACGGTCTCGCCCGCCATCAGACGACCTCCGTCGCCGCGCTGAACACGACCGTGCGAGTCCGCTTCACGAACTTCAGACGGTTCGACGCATCAGGCTTGATGCCAGCACGCTTCAGCACGAACTTGTAATCGTCCTGCGCCTTGGCCCTGCCGGTTTCATTCGCCAACGGAGACACGACACCGCCAAGCGGGCTCAAGTCCCAGATGACCATCCCGTCCTGGTACTGAGCGCCGTACTCGACGACAGGCTCGTTCTGGGGTTCTTCGTGATCCATAGTCAGTTGCTCTTCTCTTCGTAGATGTCTGCCTCTTTTGCGGCGTCGGCGATTGCCTTCGCCCACGGGCCGGGAGCCTCGCTCACGCTGATGGTCACGCCCATGTCCTTCATCTTCTGCATCTGGTGCGCGAGCTCCTGCTCAGCGGTACGGCGGGCCATTACTGCTTGCCCGTCTCGACATCGATCTCCGGCAGGATGCTCTCCGGCTTGAAGATCACCCGGTGGTGGTAGACGCTCACGTCGACCGATTCGAGCTGCTCGGCCTTGTAGGTCACGTTGTCGCTCAGGCCCAGGAAGTGCTTCTTGTACTCGTCCGGGGCGACCTTGCACGTCACTTCGAGCTGGATGGCCTGATCGGTGATGGCGCAGCGGCCCTCGATCGTCAGGAGGTACGTGTCGGTGATGCCGTTGTAGAAGACGATGCGGCGCTCGACCTCGAACTGGTCAGCCGCAGTGGACAGGTTCTGAGATGCGCGGTCAGCATCGGAGACGCAGCCGGCCAGCGTCGTGGCGGCCAGCACAGCCAATGCGGCGAGCGCGATGGCCTTCTTGCGGTATTTCGTGGACATGGTTACTTGCTCTTCTCTGCGGCGATGGCCGCGATGGTTTCAGTTCGGATTCGCTCGGGGTCGATGCCGCTGGCTGTCATCCAGTCCCAGATCGCTTCGGGGTAGTAGTCGCCCGACTCGGACCGGGCGACGAAGGTGGACGCGATGGCGTCGGCCTCATCCAACGCGAGGCGCTGGATCGTGTTGAACAGGTCGGCGACGATCGAATGGGTGATGAAGTTCGTCGTGTACACCAGCGTCTGCCGCAGGGCCGACTCATACGCCGCAGTGCCGCGCTCCATCGTCATGTCGGCCCGCATCGAGGCGTGCATCCGTTCGAACTGCTCTTGCGCGTTGACAAGCGCTGCTCGGATGACCTGATCGGCCGTGATGTTCTCGTCCCCCCAGTGAGGGCAGGGCGCGACCGTCTCGGCGTAGCTCTTCATCTCTCCAGCCATCAGGCGGCCACCGTCACGCTGAGGTACTTGCCCAGCTCGATCGGGTTGAACCCCGACCAGTGAACCTCGTCACCGATGACGCCGAAGCTGACGACGACGACTGGGGCCTCCTGGTAGCCGAGGGCCTTCGCAGCCTCGATGTTCTTCTCGTCCGCGAGGAAGTCCACCACGGTGAACGGCACGTCGCGGGCAGCCAGCCAGCGCTTCGTGGCATCACACTGCCGGCAGTCGTCTTTCGAGTACACCGTGACCGTGGGGGTCAGGGTGTCGGTCATGTCGGTCATTTGGTGCCTTTCGAGTAGTCGTAATCGCCGGTGAGCGGGGTGAGCGCGGAGGGGAAATCCTTGAAGATGCCGGGCTGCTGGACGACGACCCAGGCGAGGTGCTTCGCGCACTCGTGCTGGTTGCCGCTCGTGCCCTGCTCCCGCGCGATCGTGTTCACAGCGTCGTCGTCGGCACCACCTGAAGCGAGGTACGCGACAGCCAGCTCCGCGACGACGAGCTCATAGCCCCACCCCTCGAGGGCGAAGTTCTCGCCGCCCGTCACGTGGAAGCCCTCGATGCGTGCGCGGATCCACTCGGGCAAGGCATCCTGCCGGGCCTGCCAGGCATCGCGGTGCTTCGCCAGCTGCTCACGCCGGTCCCGGTCGAAGCCCTCCACCATCACGCGGTGCTCCTCGTCCAGGTCCTCATCGGACTTCCGGTACAGCCACGCCCCGGCGACCCGGATGCCGGTGATCGTGCTTCCGTTCGTGAGCTCCAGCTCGAACACCGTCCCAGGCGTGAGGTGCTTGCCGTGCTCGGCCGGCGTCATGAACCCGGTGCTGCCCGTGGTGTGGATCGACGCCCACGCACCCTCGCCCTGACCCATGTCGAGGTCCTTGACCGTGTGCGTTTCTAAGTGTCGGCGGCGTTCGTACGTGGGCATCAGAGTGATCCGTTCTCGTTGAGGGGGCCGGCGCTGCGAGGTGCTGCGGTGGCTCCGTGAATGCTGCGCGTTGCAGCCTGTACCTTCGTGCCGACCATGCCGGGGGTTTTCGCCAACTTCGTCACCGGATTCGGCTTCAACCCCAGGCGGTAGTGCTGGTCGCTGACCGCCGCGTTCGTCATCTCCAGGCGGTGCGCGATCTGCTTGACCGTCATGCCCGCCGCATGCAGCACGCTGATGGACTCCCCGCGCCGCGGTGCCCCCGCACCCGCCACAGCGAGGGCGGAGCGGTACAGGAACTCGGGGAGGGTCATCCCGCGGCTCCCAGCGAGAGATTCCAGCCGCCACACGTCAGCGGCCGGCATCGACACGACGACCGTCGAGGCGGTCATGACGTTGCCCTGGCGAAACGCACGGGCGCTGCGTGGCGGCCGCACTGGCATTCACCCAGCACCCGGCGATGGCAGTCGATGGACTCGCACTTGCCCGGGACCCCGTGAGTCGCGTCGCACGTCAGTGATCGGTCCGACAGGCGCAGGAACTCCAGCTCCTTGCCGTCCAGGGTCAGTGTGATCGAGTCGGGGCCCTCGAACTGCTGGGCGACGTACAGCGTCGCGTGGGCACCCGTCGGGTTGCCGTACGTGAAAGAGACATCCATCAGGCGGCCGCGGTCTCTGCGCAGCGGTCGCAGCCACGCTTCGGCCGGCCCGGGTGGACAGCGCAGTCAGGCTCGGTGACCATCCCGGGGACGGTCGGCTTGTTCTTGACCGCAGTCAAGTGCGCCTCGAAGCTGTGGCGTGCATTACCGCAAGCCCGGCACGGGGAGTCGGTACCGTCAGGATGGTTTTTGCAGAAGGGGGTGGGGGCTGCGATCAGCACAGTCCCCTCCCCTCCTTTCCTTTCCTTTCCTTTCCCCTCCCCTCCTAGGCGTGTTCCGTCCGGCCTCGGAGAGTTACCGGGAGTCTCACCCAAACTCGCCTGAGTCTCGGAGAGTTTCAGCGAGTCACCGTGAACGCATGCAGGGCACCGCGAGTTCCAGCGAGTGTCGAGCTTCTGGTGATCCTCGAAGCGAGGGATGTGCAGGAACGTTCGATCGTCAGGGAGCACCACTCGCACAATGCGGCCCTTATCCATCAACTCCTGCAGCAGGGCCTCACCGTCGACCATGTCGCCGGGGAGCACCTTCAAGCGCAGGCCCTGAGCGTCGTCGGACAGGTGCCCACGGTCGCAGAGCGTGAAGTTCCACGATCCGATGTACAGCAGGCGCGCGAACGGCGTGAGGCCGATCATGTTGCCGTCCGTCCAGAAATCAGGCTTTATCGTTCGGATGCGGGCCATGAGACTCGGTTCTCTCCTTCTGCGTAATGGGCGCTCTGCCCGGTCGGGTCGCTCTGCCCGATCTGCCTGGTTCCATGGATCGAAGCGCGCAAATTTGCGGCCTCTGTCAGGGGCAGGAGCTCTCTCTTGAAATCGGTGGTGAGGAGGTAGTCGCGGCCGTTCGGGTAGCGAACAGGGACCTTCGTGTAGTCCAGACCGCGACGGCCTCGCTCGATGGCCCAGCCGAACCAGATGCACTCCTTCGCGAAGGCGCTGCTCTTCGGCTGCTGGTCGTTGTGGCCCAGACACATCGTGCGCAGGCACTCGGGGCCGTCGAACTCTGCTGAGCCGCCCATGCCCTTGCCCACGCCGTGCTGGATGGTCAGGGGGCCCTCGCAGGGGAACAGCCGTGCCCACAGAGACCCGGCGACGACGCACTGCTCCCCGTCGCGCTCGTAGACGCCGGCGCGGTTGTCCGCGACCTGCTTCTTCGACTGCTGCCCGATGGTCTTCCGCTTGCGGGTGGGCTTCGGGTGCGGCGGTGTCATCGCCGGACCGTTTCCAGCGCCGTGCGGTAATCCATCCAGCAGTGCACGTCGACGCGGCCCTCAGGAGTCTCGACCCAGCCCCACTTGAGGGTGCCATCGACGGCGAGACGGTAAATGCCGACCTGGCCGCGCTTCGCGGTGACGGACCGGTGCATGTCCCAGGGGGCGTCCTGCACCTTGAAGCCGAGGGCGGTGATCGCCGCGGCCATCGCTGCGGCGCTCATCGGGTGGCCGTGTTCTGGTGCGCGAATCCCGAGGCCACGTACTCGTAGACGCCGCCGACCGATCGCAGGGACGAGGCGATCGCAGCGACCTTCTCGGGGCTCACGCGGACACCTGCTCAGCCTTGGCTGCGTCGACGATGCCCTGCTCAACCTCGGAGAGACCGTAGCCCCACGTCACCAGCTGGGTGAGGTACGCCGCCGCCTGCCGGATGTTCTGGTGCCAGGAACTCGCGACGTTCGTCTCGTTGTTGTAGATCACCAGGGCGAGGATCAGCCGCTCCGAGGTCTTCGGGTTCTCCGACAGGTGCCCACGGGCGAGCTGCGCGGCCTCGAAGTGCTCGTTCGACGCGGGCTCAACGACCACGTGAACACCGATCCAGGGGAGCAGGGTGGGCGGGAACTCTTCACCGTTGCTCAGCTCGCCGCTGTAGGTCAGGCTCCGGGCGATGAACTCCCACGGGGCCGGGCGCTTCGCCCGCTGGAAGAACGTGTTCAGCCAGTCGACCCGGACCGTCTCAGCTGCGGCGAGCGCGGCGCGGTGTGTCTGTTCGGCGAGCTGTGCTGCGATGCGGTTGTCGTGGTCGGTTTGCTGTTCGGGGGTGCGTTCGGTGGTGGGTCGTGCGTATTCGAGGGGGGTGTAGTGGTGGGCGTGTTCGGTGAGGATGAAGTAGTAGATTTCTGCCCATTTGCCGTAGCCGCTGGTGGGGTGGCTGTAGTTGCCGGTGATGCGTCCGGCGAGGTGTGCGGTGGGGATGTTGTCGTGGGTGAGGGGGATGGTGGGGGTTTCGGGGAGGGCGAGGCGGTCGAGGCGGGTGACGGCGGGGTCGCCTTCGGCGGTGCCGGAGTAGTGGTTGAGGGATTCGGTGAGGATGGTGACGCCCTCGGCCACGAGTTCGGTGCGCAGCTGCTCGATGTGTGCGGCGAGTTCGCGTTTCAGGTGGAGGTCAGCGACGAGGTGGTCGAAGCGGGCGGGTTCCTTCGCAGCGGCTTTCGTGAGGGTCTTCACCGCGTCGGGGTCGTCGCTGAAGTCGACGAGGGCGGCGACCTGGTCAAGAGTGAGCACGTGGTCCGCGAACACTGCGGCCGCCGCCGGGTTCGCGGCCACGTCCAGGGCCTTCTGCACCCTCGTTGTCTTCGTGCCCGTCTTCCGGGCGATGTCGGCCGCGCTGACACCGAACAGGGACAGTTGCTGGAACGCCGCAACATGCTCGGCCTCGTCGAGGCCCTCACGCTGATCGTTGACGGTGACCTGGGTGAGCAGCCGTGCGGCGTTGTCGCCACTGTCCCCGACGACGAACACGGGCACGCTCGTCAGGCCGGCCTCCACTGCTGCGATCGTGCGGCGCTGCCCGTCAATCACCTCGAGCAGACCCTCGGCCGTCCGCTCCGCAAGGATCGGGAGGATCACCCCGTTCAGGCGTATGTTCGCCACGAAATCCGCGCCAACCTTCGTCTCCGTGCGCACGTTCGCCGCAATGATGAGTTCGCCCGGGTTGACGTCTTCGATAGTTCTGGTCATGGCCTTGTCTCTCTTCAGGGTCTTTGTGGTTTCGGTGTGCGCGGTCATGCGGCGCACCGTTTGATCAGGGCGTCCTGGTCGTGCGCGGGCAGCCCCAGCTCCTGCCGGATCCGCAGCACCGACCTCGGGGTAATGCGCAGCTGCTCAGCGACCTTGCTGTCAGACCAGTTCCGGTCCCACAGCTCCGACACCGCAGCCCGCCGCTCCAACGCAGACAGCCGCACATGATCGCCATGCACCGCCAAGGCCACCGCGTTCACATCGATGCCCTCCACCGGCTCAGGCACCGGCGGGGCCACATCCAGGTCAATGTCGTCCCACCCCATCGGCGGCAACCACCGGCGCTCCCGCGCATACCGCAGAGCACGCTGAAACGACACCCGGTCCCGCGGCGCAGTGTGCGCCGGCGGCGTGTTCCACAGCTCGTCATACAGGTCAACGACAGCGCGAGCAGTCGACGCCCACACCCGGTCACTCGTGATCGTGCGGCCCATGCTCGTCGTCCCCGTGCCAAGGAGCACCTCGAGCTTGCTTTGCGACCACCCGATAGCAACCAGCGCCTGCAACCGCCGCGTCGTCCCGAGACCATCGACCGGGATCCGGTCACCCAACCACTTCAGCTCCGGCTTCACAGCCAGAATCCGGGCCGCCGTCTCCCGCAGGATCTGCTTCTTCACCTCGCCATGGCGCGGGCCCTGCACCCCGTCCTTGTAGTCCTCACGGCCGTACAGCAGCGTGCGAGTCGCGGTGATCCCGACACCAGCCGCAGCAGCGATGGTCTTGTACCCCATGCCGTAATCGCGGAGCATCGTCAGGTGAGCGCGAGCCGGACCAGCAGCGACTAGACCGTTGTCGTAACGCCCGTACGCCTTCAGCCGGCGGCGAGCGTTCTCCCGACCCACGTTCAACGCGCGGCAGGGGGTACACCGGCACTTATGCACGATGTAACAGGTTGTTTTCTGGTCGTGCTTGTGGTCCGGCGGGCACGTGAACACCGTGACGGCGGTCATGCTGCCACGCCCAGGCCAGGCATGATGCCTGTCGTCACACGTACATCGGTGAGGCCGCTCGAGTCGACCTGCACGTCGATGAACATGGGCGGGGAACCCTCCGCAACGCTGATCGCCACCCCGCCAGCACCGGAAGGATTGACCGTCACGTTCTGGTTGGCCAAGACTGTGCGCAGCGGCTGCCGCGCCTCGAGCACATCCCGAGTCATGAACGCCTGCGCCAACTCGTCCTGCAAACGCTGGTTCTCGGCGATCAGCGACGACTTCGCCGCCTCAGCCACACGCAGCGACTCCGCCGACCCGGTCGACGAATCCGTCAGCTCATCGACCAGGCGCAGCAGCTTGCCCGCGAGAGCCTCCCAATCCTCGGCCGGGGCAGCAGGGGAGACCGGGATAGCCGCCGACAAGGCGACAGGCATCGGTTCCGGCACTGTCAGCACGGGCTCATCCTTGATGAACGCGACGGCAGCCGAAGCAGTGGCTGCTGTTGCGTCGGCCTTCGCCGCAGCACGGTAATCGCGCTGGTACTGGCGGCGCGCCTCCTGGCACGTCGGGGTGCCCGGGCACTTGGCCTCATCAGTGCACGCCTTCGCACCGGCGGAAGTGCCATGCGGGAACATCGGGTCGTTCACGGTCAGGGCCGCATTCTTCCGCTTCTTCGGCAACGTGGCCCAGTCAGTCGCCGGTCCGGCGGGCGGGGCCGGCTTCGGAGCCACGGGAACTACGTCGACCTGGGCGACCTCGCGTGCAGCCCGCAGCGCAGTGTGTGCGGCGTCCGCGTCAGTGCGGCGGTCCTTCACCTTCTTCTCCGGGGCCGGCTCCACCCACACCTGCCCGGCATCGATCGCCTTCCGGTACTGGTAGTCACCCTGATACCGCATGTGCGCCTTCCGACACGTCATCGCATCAGTTGTCTGATTCGGGCACGCCGAACCGCGGCAGCCCTGCTCGAACCCATCCGGCGTCCCGTGCGGGAAATCATCGCTGTACAGATCAAGGGTGCTCATGAACGGGTCCTATCGGTTGCGGTCGTCCGGGCTGCCCTGTCCGCCGCGCGCGCTGCGCGCTGGTCGAGCAGGTGATGGACGAGCTGAGGGTTATGGATGAGCGCTTCGGGGGAGTCGATGACGTTCCCGAGACGCTGGTAGTAGCGGGCCGCGGACGTCTTGAACGTCCGGACGATGCGGGCCTCCTTGTTGCCACGAAAGCTGCGGGCCTTCTCCTCGAAGTCCAGGAGGGTGACCAGGTCGAAGAACCCCGGTGCCGGCTCCCTGCGCGCACGCTGCGCGGTCACAGCTCGACACCCTGCGCGTGGTACCAGGCAAGGCGTGCGCCTGCGAGAGCGGCAACAGTGACCGCGAGGACCGTCGCACCGTTGTAGTCGAACCCGAACAGAACGCAGCACACGGCCATGATCAGGAGGACGACCAGGGCGGCGAGGAGGACCAGCTTCACGAGCAGCACCCGGATCATGCGGCCAACCGCCGGAAGTCAGGGTTGATCCGGCCATAGCGCAGCGGACCCGGGTCGACAGCAGCGACCGCAGTCGCAAGCTCAGCCGCGGTGATCTTCCACGGGAGCTGCTGCTCCGGTGTCAGGCACTGACGGCAGTCGATGCAGAGCGTCGTGTTGTACGTCCGGAAGTTGTACTGCCGGCGGGCAGCGCAGCGGGCGCACACGATGTATCGGGCGAGGCGGTTCTTCGTCGAGTCGAATTCGTTGACGATCATCATGAGCGGGCTCCGTTCAATTTCAGTGCGAGGCGGGTCAGCATTGCGGCCAGGGAAGTCAGTGCTGTGGCGGGGAGGTGGACGTAGGTGGTGCGGCGACGGCGGCTCACGCTGCGGGCCCCTGAATCAGGACGGCAACCAGCAGGGCGATCACGAGAACGCCCGATATGACGACGCTGATAGTGATGGGTGTCCACGAGTCCGTGGACCGCGCGGGCTGTACGGTCGGGGCCTCACCCGTGATGCGGATGGCAGCTTCGTACGGCGGAACTGAGACCGGCGAGGCGCTGGGCGACGTGTCCATCACGTCGAGGTGCGGGTGCCGGGAGTAGCGCTGCCCCGTGATCCAAGTGTTCTTGCGGATCATGCGGACACCACCGGGGTGTTGAGCTGGAACAAGGTGAACTCATCGAAGGAATGCATGCTCTGGGTGCACAGGCATGAGGCAACACCATCGGCACGCATCTGGTCGATGATCTTTGCGCACCGGAACCCGCTCAGCCCGCAGGGGAGGAACATCAGGTATGCGGCCGGGCCCTCGTGGAACTCGGCGACCTTGTCGTGGTGTGCGGAGTCGCAAGCAACCTCGAAGTCGAGGGTGGCGAGGACTGTCGTGTCGAGCTGCTCGCCGATCATGCTGCAGCCGAATCGAAGTCGAAGGCCAGCTGCGCGTCGTCGGAGGGAGTCGCGAGGATCCACACCACCTCGGGCTCACCATTGTCGTTGCGACGCTTCTTACCGCAGTCGGCGAGGAACTTCCGGCCAGCCAGGTCAGAACGCCGGCGGCGGGGCGTGTCGAACGCGAGCTGGGGAAACTCACGCTTCACCCAGATGCGCTTGTAGAACTTGTTCAGCTCGGTGTCGGTGAGGCCCGCCTTCTTCTCCTGGAAGATGGCGAGGATCGCGTGGTGCGAAGCGGTCAGCTTCCACGCCTGCTTCTCCGCAGCCGCGTCACTCGTCCCAGGGTCAGTAGGCCGTGCGAGGATGGGGGTTGTCATCAGTTGCATAGTCGTGTTCCTTTTGATCGCGAACCCCCGGCTTAGGCCCCGGGGGTTCTTCTCTGTCATCTGGTCGTGCAAGCCGGACTGGGACGCTTCGGGCGTGTACCGGGCCGGAGTCTTAGGACGCGCGGCGGCGAGAGCGCGATTGGGCTGACTGCGCCCATGGGTCGCGAGGCTGCGACAGCTTCGCGATCACCGCCTGGGGGAAGAACCGCCAGAGCCGGCCGACGCGGAAGCCCGGGATCTCACCGGCAACCGCCATGCGGCGCACCTTGTCGTAGGAGCAGTCGAGGATCTCGGCCATGCCGGAGCCATCCACTGCCTTCTCGTTGACGGTGCTCACGCTGCTGCCTGCCCAGCCATGAGTTGCTCGGGGGTGGTGCCAAGGTGCGTCGCGATGCGAGCGACCTCGGCGACCGTGAACGGGGTAGAGCCGGTAAGACGCCGGGCCAGGGTCATCCGGGCGATTCCGGTTCCTTCGGCGACGCTCTTGGTGTTCTCGCCCGCGTCCCGGATTGCCGAGTCGACATACTGGGCGACTCGTTGTGGGAAGTCGGTGTTGGTTGCCATACGGACACTCTAGGTGCCCATTTGGGCTCTCGACAAATCCGACACGCGCGGCAGGGAAAAGGGTTTACGGAGTGATCACACCCCAAAACGGGGGTGCAGTTGACACTTTGGACACTAGCGGTGTCATAATCTGCGCATGGACGATTACGGACAGCGCTTCAACGAAGCGGTCGCAGCTCAGCTCCGAGCCGAACGCGCAGCCAAGGGCATGACGATCGATCAGCTCGTCGCGGTCTCGGGCATCAGCAAGAGCCAAGTGCTTCGCCTCGTCCACGGGAAGCGCGACATCGACATGCGCGACATCGCCTCACTGACCCAGGCACTCGGCCTTGACCCGGTCACCCTGATATCCCGCGCGCAGGCGCGCATGGCTGACTAAGCCAGATCCGCCCAGGCTGGGAACCATGACAGGGCCGGCACGTTCAGCCTCGCCGAGAGCGTGCCTAGCTCACTGATTGTGAGATACATCCCAGACTGCTGGGGGACCACACCTTGCAGCGCGGCCGCGGCCCTCGCGTTTGCGGTGACGGCCGCAGCATAGGCGGCTGCCTGCGCAGTAGTGCAGGTGCCGGCAGTTGCCAGGCTGTCAGTCGTGCGGTTCTTCGAAAGCATATGGACAGGACCCCCATGGCCTTGCTATTGATGACGCTCTTCGTTGGGCACGAACGCGGCCGTCGGCACCCCCAAAACACCGGCGATCGAATCAATGTCATCGACATTGAGGCGGTCGATGCCCGTCAGCTTACGGTTGAGCACCGACACTCTGATCCCGGTGCTTCGCGCAAGCTGACCAATGGTCACACCCTGCCGATCAAGCTCCGCCAGGATGCGACGCACCACGAGGTCATTCAGCCACGTCACCCAAACGAGTCTAGTTCTCAGGGACTAGTTGCGGCAGTGCTCGGAGTGTCGAATTGGATTCGGATAGGTTCGGAGCCGTGCCCTCTCAGCCGCGGCCCGGCCGCCTTACCCGCGGCGTCGCCCGCATCCTCTACGAGGAGTACCGCGCGAACAGCGTCACCCAGACTGCCCTCGGCGATGCGGCCGGGGTATCACAATCACAGATGTCCAAGCTCCTCCGTGGCGACCGCACCCTGAACCTGGACCAGTTAGAGGCCGTCTGTTTCATGCTCGGCCTTAGCCCGGGCGAGGTCATCACCGCCGCCGAGGTCTCTGGCTTCTGAACGCACAGAAGCCCCCGCACTCGAAGAGAGTGCGCGGGCTTCTCTGGGTCAGGCTGTCAACTGCAGCGGTGGCGGGGTTAGGGACGGTAGGACCCCGCTCATCACGTCGGCCATGATGTTCGCGAGCTGGATGTGCGCGTCGGGCAAGAGATGGCCGTAGAGGTCAATCGTGGTCGTGATCTTCTCGTGGCCGAGCCGCGCCTGGATATACGGCAGCGGTGCGCCGGCGGCGATAAGCCAGGACGCATGCGTGTGCCGGAGGTCGTGGATGTTCGGCCGCTTCTCCAGCACCGGCAGGCCGGCGGCTGCGCACCGCACGGGATCCTGCGCGGCTTCAACCGCTGGCACCCACACCGTGGTGCGGAACCGGCCGTACCAGAGGTGCCCGCCCGACAGCGGCCCGGGGAACATCAACTCCGACGCGCCGCCGCGCGGGCCCAGCGCGGCCACGATCTCCGGCCACAGGGAGATGGTCCGCCTCGAGCGGCCCGTCTTCACCTGCTTGAGGATCGGGCCGCCGCCGGCGGACTTCTTCCATGCCTTGACAATCCGCACCGTCGGCGGGTTGGAGTCGAGGTTCAGGCTGCCCCACGTCACTGCGGTTGCTTCACCCCACCGGCAGCCGGTGCCAGCGAGGAAGATCACGAACCGCTTGTACCGATCGGGGACGAAGTGCAGGACCTGGGCGAACTCAGCCCGGGACAGGAACACGCCCTCACGCTTCAGCCCTGCGGTCAGGCGGGTCTTGTACGCCGGGTTGTCCGGGCGCTGCTTGTCCTGGATGGCGGCCGCGAATATCGACGACAGCAGTGCGTGGTAGTTCCGCACCGTCTTTGCCGCGATCAGCTGGCCCTTCGAACGGACCGACGGCTGCTTCTCCTGCCAAGCGATCCACTGGCCAACATCATCCTTCTCGATCGCGTCGATCGGGTAGTCGCCGAGGATCTTCAGGAACGACCGCCCGGCGATCCCGAGGTAGCCCTTCCGGGTTCCGGCCTCGATGCCGGTGAGCATGCCCGACCCTTCATCGAGGTACCGGGCGGTGAACTCGCTCAGCGTCGGGGTGTCCGCTGCCTTCGATGCGCGGGCAGCGAGTACCGCGCGCGCCGCCTTCCCGCCGACCCGGTCGACGAGGCCGCCAAACTGCCGTGCACCGCGCTCATCCTGGAAGGACTCCTGCGACATCTTGCCGTCGATGCGGAACTGCACACGCCAGACGAGCACGCCGGACGGGTTGCGCTTCGGCAGGACACTAGCCATGGGACACCTCCGAGTTGTGCATGCTGTGCTCCTTCTGGACGTTCATTCGTCGCCGCCTTTCCTGACCGGGATGATCCACTGCTTCTTGTGCGGCTGCGGCTTGGCCGGCCCGAGGTCCTCAGGGGAGAAGCCGCGGGCCGCGAGCTCGGCCGCCAGCTTCTCCGGCCCCATGTCTGCCAGGTCGGTCTCCTTGATGCGGAACTCGCTCCCGCCGCCGACCTTCGGCACGAGGCGTAGGCGCTCGTCCATCAGCTCACCTCGGGGACGAACACGACGATGACCTCGAGCTCGGCTGCTTCGTCGAGCAGTTGCCCGGACGAAAGCGGGCGCTGAGCTCCGAAAACAATCCAGCCCTCTGACGTTTTCGAAGAGGAGACCGTGGCCAGCGTGGTGGTGCAGTATCGGACGATCGACCCGGCGGGGAGGGCATCCATGGCTTCCACGGTGTCAAGCACGGGCGGCGCAGGCTGTCGCCGGCACCCAGCAGAGATCAGGGCATCCACGGTCCGGTCGATCAGTGGCCCCATGTCCTGCCCGAGGATGCGCGCGGATACCTTTGGGGGATAGTTGCTCGCGTTGCGCAGCACCCCGCCGATGACGCCGCGCAGCGCTTCCTGTTCGGTGCTCATGACTTGCTCCCAGCCACGCTCGGGGTGAACCAGTCCCACTCGATCCACTCTTCAATGGGCGAGATGACGACGAGGCCAGTGCGGTTGACTGCGGGCACGTAGTCGTCGCGCATGTCGTCCACGCCGTCACCCACGTACACGGCTCCCTCGTTGTCGAACCAGCCCTGCATCCAGCACTCGTTCCCGATTGTGCGCGGGTGACCCTCGATGTCATGCGTGCGCGCCTCGTTCCACGCGAACGACTCGCAACCGCAGCTATCCGGGTAGGTCCGGCACTCGGCCTCGGCGGGTGCGGTGCAGGTGAACTTGACCTGGTCAACGCGCCGGCACTCGTCCAGGGTGCCCTCATCATCGAGCTGGGTGGTCACGGTCACGCTGTGGAATCGGGCCGCCTGCTCGCGCTCTATCTGGCGCTCGTCAGCAGAGGTCTGCAGCTCGATCATCCGCTGCTCGTGCTCTGCCTTGCGCTCAGCCTCGCCGAGCGCGGTCCCGGGCTGGTAGATGTATTCGGTCATGCGTTCTCTCCTTGTGGCTCTGGGGCGTGCTTGGGGCACAGGGCGGCGTCTGGGTCGCGGTACGGGTCGTAGGTCCAGCCCTTGTCCATGAGTTCGCGCCAGTTCTGCGCGAGCATCTCGTAGAAGTCGGGGGTGGTCTCGTCGCATCCGTCCTCGTGGTCGCACATCAGGATGGGTGTCGTCGCCCTCACGACTCGCCCCCTTCGGTGCTGGGGGTAACGTGCCGTCGAAAGTCTCGGCCCTCGTACACCACGGTCATCGGGCGACCATCCGCCAATTCGGAGGACCTCAGCGGCGAGTTGCCCGCGTGCGTCCAGCCTCCGGGCATGTGCGAGTTCCCGAATCGCTTCGTGCGCGGGCAACCGCCGACATCCACCACGACCGCATCAAGGTTCAGGGCGTCCAGTTCCTCTACCGTCGTGACCGTGCGCGGCTCAGCGCTCAGCTTCGCCAGCATTGCGGCCAGAAGTGTGCCGTCCGTCGCGTAGCAATCGCGGAAGAACGGGTGCTTGGCGATTGCATCCCACGCTTCGATCCGCTCATCTTGCGGCTGCGACTCTCGCCGGCGGCCAGCAGCGAGGATGCGCGCCACGTCCTCCAGCGCTGCGGCCATGCGACTCCGGTCACCTCGCGGGCTCTCGATTGGGGTGCGACTCCAATCCGTGATGATCGCCAATGCGTTCGCGATCGTGACCTGCGCTTCCCGTTCCGGCTCTCCTGCCACCTCGGCATGAGCTTCCGGCTCGTTACAGTGGCCCACGAGATCCGCAAAGCATCCGTGCTGGTGCGCCGGGGCCTGGCAGCTGCCAGCACCCGTGCATCCGGGGCAGGGCTCGTCGGCGGCCGGCGTTCCCGCTACAGACGGCACGCTGATCGCGGATCGCAACCGCTCAGCAGCTACCTCCGGAGTATGCCCGTCGTACTCGGGCGGCAGGTCGACGGCGTGAACGTTGAACAGATCCCAGTGATCGGCCGCGTAGTGGTTCGACACCTGCCCGGTCGGCAACGTCGCGGTCACGATGAACCAGCCACCACCGAAACACTTCTCGCCGTCGCTGTGGTGCCAAGACTTCACAACCGGGATGCCTGCCGCGTCCCAGCCGTGTGCAGCGTGAGCGTTGTAGAGCATCCGATATTCGTACAGCTCGTCGATCGAGTGGTGCTCGTCGCCCGCAGCGGGAGTGTACGCCAGAGCGGCAGCGAGGTCGCGCTCAAGCCGGCACACCTCCTCCTTCGCTACTTCCAACATCTCGGCAGCGTCATTCACACCCATCTCAGTTCCCCTCATTCGCAATTTTCAGCAGTACGTCGGCATGGCATGGCTGGTCGAGTGGGCACCAGCAGGCGAGGTCCTTACCGCGCAGCTGCTCGAGCACCACGCTCTCCGAGTAGTACCCCGGGGAGTCGATCACCCTCGGCATCCGGAACAGGTAACCGAACAGGCGAACGGCCTCAGCGCGGTCGCGGGGGACCACAGTTCCTGCCAGTGACGGCATCGACACCAGCGCCGGGTGACGCTGGATCCGCGACTCTTTGCCGACCGCGAACGGGTTACCCCACCGCGTGCGACGGTCAACGACCACCGCGTCCGGGTTCTCCACCCGCCACGGACGGTTGCGAGTCATCTGAATGCGCTTCGGCATCAGTCCTGCTCGCTCTCTGCGCCCTCAGCGGGGGCGTGTGTCGGCTTGGGATGCGCGCTCGCCAGGTGAAAATCGCTCTCGGCAATTGCTTGCATGACGTCATCGTTGTAGATCACGCTCGGGCAGTGGTTGCACTTGACCGTCGCGCCCATCAGCGGACCTCGGGGGTGTAGAGGACCTCGGCCGGGTATTCGAGCTCGTCGGAAGCGCTCACCCCGCCCGACTGGATACACAGCAACCAGGACCCGCTGATCTCTTTGAGCCGGTGGAACCCATCGTGCTCGCGGATGAGTGACCGGAGCGGCAGCGCGTCGGCCTCCTTGGGGGTCAGGATGGTGCGGGGCCTATCCAAGGCCACAGCCTGGCGCGACGCCGCCTCCGCCATTTCTTGGTCGTGCTCGGCGAGCGCAAGATCGAATTCGGCTTGCTGTTTTGCGCGGAGTCCGGAGAGGTCGGTGTGGCCGTCTTCGAGGTAGTCGCGGGTCCGCCAGGCGTAGGCGATCGTGTAGAGGTTCCGGATGCGGGCCATCTTGCTGGCCGGCACCGGTGCAGTTTGCTCAGGCATGGGTCACTCTCTTGGGGGTGTTGTCGAATATGGGTGCGGGTAGGTCGCGGAAACCGACACGGTGGATCTCGGCGGCGACGTCGGCGGGGAGGGTGCGCATGCCGAGCGCACCGCGGAACGGGATCGGCTCGGTGAGCGCGCGTGGGTTGGCCAGTTCGAGGTGCCAGCCGGAGGGTCGCGATTCGGCCCATGGTGAGCAGAGTCCGCGGTTCGCGTTGATCGAGTCACGGATTCCGTTCGGCACGCCGATCTCGTAGCAGAAGGGTTTCGGCGTCCCCGTGGTTCGGTGGGCCCCGGTTAGGTCGACGACTCCGATGATCGAGCCGCGGGTGGCGTAGCGAGCGTCGTCCTCCTCGATACAGTCGGCCGCCCACACCTGCCCGTCGTCGGCCGGGTATCCCTGCTCGGCGCTCGTGATGGCGCGGCGGATCTCCCAGGCGGCGTCGCTGTCGTCGGCGTAGCGGTCGAATGCCAGGCCAGCGTGGATGGCGACTGGGCCACGGTAGCCGCCGGCCAGGTTGCGGACACGGTTCTCCACATCCTTGCCGCCGTGCACTATGGCCCAGGCCCACGGCTGCCGCACGGTCAGGACCCTCACGAGGTCACCGCCGCGGCGAGGTCGAAGAGTGACGTCTCCTGGTGCAGCTGGCGAGGGGTGTCGTCCTCGGGCTCATCAGTCGCCTTCGGTGGCTGGACCGGCTTGTCGTAGTCAGCTCCCCCTTCGCACGCGCAGGCCGTTTCTGGGCAGCTCATGCCGGCCGGTGCGTCCAAGGTTCGGCATCCGATCGCGTCCGTGGCCTCGCCGTGTTCGCAGCATCCGCAGTACTCGCACCAGGTGCCGTCGCAGTCGCCACCATGGGCAGTAATCCTGGCCATCAGCGTGCACCGTTCGGCCGGGCACGCTTGTTGTCCCTGCGGCGGGGCTGGGCGGCGCGGCTGCGTGCCTGCTGCTCGGCGCGGGCCTGAGTTTCAGCGCGGGACCTCGCCACCGCGGCGAGCATGGGATCCGGGATCATGAGGTGCCTCCTCGGATAGCAGATTGAACATTCTCAGGGAGGCGGGCAATCACAGCTTCGGTGATCGTCTTGTAGCCGTCGTGGGCTTTGTCCGCGTAGGTCAGGAACCAGAGGAAGGGCCGCTCGACCCATACGGGCTGGAACGCTCCGCCCTCTGCGAGGCGGCTGAGGTTATGCCGCATGCCCTCTCGCCCGTCATGGTCGCCCACCCACACGTCGCCGTTCAGGCCGCCGCTCGAGGTTCGTGAGTGCCAGTCGTCGGCTTCGGGCAACCAGTTGTAGTAGATCCTGTTGGTGTTGGTCCCTGCGCCGTAGGACTCGATCCACGCCAGCACGCCATCGCCCCGCCAGAGGATGATGGCGGTCTCGGTGTAATCGTCGTGGCCGGCGAACTCATCGTGGAGGACCTCTTCGAACCCGAGGTCGGCATAGATGGATCGGGTCTCGATGAACGAGGAGCCCATGCGAGTGTCGTTCGCTGCGGCGAGCAGCGCGTCCTTGCGAGCGCCATGCTCGAGGAACATCAGCATGCCCAGGGCCATCGTGGAATCGGAGTCCTTGTACGACTGGCCGGTGGCACGCTCGGCGTCGGCCAGGGGATCCCGCGTTAGGGCGGCCTGGAGGTCGGCGGCGGCGGTCACGAGCAGGCCTCTGCATGTTCCGGGTCGGTCTCCTGGGGGAGCGGGGCCGTTCCGTTGATGGCGCGGGCGAGTTCGAGGCCGGTGTCGGTGAACTTGTTGTGCGTGAGGGCGGCGAAGGTGAGGGCGACCTGGAGGACTGCGAGCATCGGGTTGATGGTGCGCTGCAGGATGACGAACGTCTCCGCGTTGGCGCGCATGCGGTCGTCCTGGGTGTTCTCCCCGGGGTCCCAGGATTCGACGTCGTAGGAGATGACCATCTCGTCGGTCTGCCAGCTTCCGGGTGAGGTCCAGCTCGTGATCTCGCCGGACTCGTCGCGGCTCATGCTCGGGAGGAGGCGTTCGGGGTAGACGCGGATCTCGCCCTCGCAGTCGTCGAGGAAGAACGGGCCGGGGGTGCCGGCGTCGCGGAGCTCGGTGAGCGTGGTGATAGCGGTCTGGATTTCGATGGCGCTCATCGGGTGACCGCGCAGCCGGCTTCGGCTTCGGCGGCTTCTGCCTGGGCGACCGCGGCGCGGTAGACGATGCCGATGGCGCGCTCGTGGTCGAGCGCGGCCAAGTAGCTGGCCTTGAGCTTGGCGGTCAGCTCGGGCGACGCGGCGTCGTGGCCGGGGCCGGTCGGGTCGGCCGCACGGACGGTGACGTCATAGGCGAGGCAGCTTGCGGCCAGGTCGAGGGCCCCGCGTGCGCGGTCGATGTCGACGGCGAGCCTGTCGGCATGGTGTCGGGCGGCGAGTGAGGCGGGTGTGGGTCCTGCTGGTGTCGTGTTCACCAATTGCAGATTATCGCCCTGTGCCGACAGTGGACGCTTTAGAGGAACAGTTGCCAT